TATGGGATTCAGTATTAGGTAGATTTAAAGTACCATGTGGTGCAGAGTTATTTGGCAGATTCATTGCCTTAGTTGGTGGTGTTGCTATGATATTACAAATGATTAAATAGAATGGAAAAACAAGATTTACAAGATGGAGAAAGAAGAAGTTAAGATAAAAACTATTCCAAACGAGATATGGGAAAGGATGCAAGCTGATATAGCAGAAATAAAAGTTGCTCTTTTGGGCAATGAATATAATCCGTCAGGAGCACTTCATCAACTCAAACAGCATGAAAAATGCATTACAGAATTACAAACAAGGTTTAATAAATTAATATGGATGGCAGCAGGAGGAGGTGCAGTGGCTGGTTTTTTGATTAGTATATTGTTCAAGTTGCTACCATTAATATCCCATTAAAATGTTTAAATTAAGCGAAAAATCTAAGACAAAATACGTAACTTTACATGAAGATTTACGTATTATAATAGATGAGGCTTTAAAAGTCTCTAATATTGATTTTGCAATAGTAGAAGGGCATAGACCTGTAGAAAAGCAAATGGAATATTATAAAAAAGGTCGTGAAGAAATAGATGGCCAATGGGTCATAGTAGATAAATCAAAGGTTGTTACTTATGTAGATGGAGTTGTAAAGAAGAGTAAACACAATTACAATCCTTCTCTGGCCTTTGATTTTTGTATTTATATACCTGGTAAACCTTTTATGAGTTATGACAAAATTCACATGGCAGCTGTGGGCCATATGTTTGTTGTTTTAGGCAACAGACTTTATTCAGAAGGCAAGATCGCTCACAATGTTCGTTGGGGCGCAAATTGGGATGTAGATGGAGAAATAGTGTCAGATGAGAATTTTGTAGATTTTCCACATATAGAATTGATATAAAATGAGTAGAAAATTGTTAACATCAGATTTAAGCCTTGAGATAAGAGAGGCAATGTATACATATAAGTATATGTTAAAAAGATGTAGATTTCATGAGTTTGTTGAAACGGTAATTTCTGCTGTAATAAAGAATATTCGTAATGATTTTAAACATTAATTATGGCAAAGTTTAGTTTAAAAGATTTTTTTGGTAGTACTTTTGCTGCTATTATAGACAGTATAGGAAACGCTATTGATAGAAATGTGACTAATAAGAAAGAAAGATTAGCTGCTCAGAAAGAAATAACAGAAGTACTATTAGCATATCAAGTAGAAGTAGATAGTGAAGTTACAGAGCGTCTAAAGATAGAGATGCAAAGCGATAATAAATTAACAAAGATGATAAGACCTCTTTCGTTGATATTTACTACAATAGTTGTATCGGCGTTAGCTATTACAGATGGTAATTTTGGTAGTTTTGTTGTAGATGATTTGTATATAGAATTATTTAAAAGTTTGATGGGGCTTCAATATATGTTCTATTTTGGTTCTAGAGGAGCAGAGAAAATTATGGAAAAGATATATACAAACAAGAAAGAGAAATAATGGCAGTAACGTTTGTAACATTAAATACTATAACGACCGATTTACTTAATATAATTAGAGGATCTAATATATCTGGTAGTGAATCTATATCTAAGCGTCAGTTAGAAGCATGGGTTCATGAATATAGAGCCTTGTTGCTTAAACAAGATATAGACAAAGGCAAATATCCTAATCCTGATTATATTCAAGTCATTAGTCATATTAAATTAGAGAAAATAGATTTAGCTGGAGATGCTACAAGTACAGATAGTTTATTGACAGATGAATATATATATCGTACTTCTTTGACTATACCTAAAACTATTGATTTAAACTATAAATCAGGTTTTATGTTTATAGGTTCTCCTACAGGAGATGAGATACAGTTGGTCCCAGAAGGTAGGCAGACATGGCAACAGTATAGGAAATATACATCTACTCAACCAATTTGTTTCTTAAAAGATAATAGGATATATGTTAGGAATAACGAACCACTTGAATACCTTACTATTCGTGGTATATTTGAGGTACCGTCTGAAGTTGGTAGATTTGTTAATGCCAAGACAGATCAACCTTACTTCAACGAAGACAGTAAATATCCTATTCCTATAAACATGATACCTGTATTGAAAGAAATGATATTAACAAATGAGTTAAAGATTGAATCAGTTACTCCCTCTGATACTACTAATGATAGTTCAGATAATCCAATATAAATATGGCGTTTTACGGCAGAGGAAAAAATAGAATACAGAAACCATATACAATGCCTGATTTCTATAAGAGATATCAAGATACTCATGATGAATTGTATCAAATTGAATATTCATTATATAGAGATATTGTTTCTGAATTTTATAAAGAGATGATGAATATTATATTACTTGATGCTAAAACATTTAAAATGCCATTTAGATTAGGTGATATAAAGGTATTTAAGAAAAAAATGAGTCTAAAGCATTTGAGTGCTAGACAAATGAATTGGAAAGAAACTTCTAAAATAGGAAAAAGAGTTTATCATTTAAATGAACATAGCAGAGGATATAAATACATGTTTAGATGGAAAAAAAAGTCACATTGTTTAAAAAATGCATTCCTGTATAGATTCGTTCCTAGTCGTGCTAATAAACGTGAACTAGCTAGGTTAATTAAGACAGGAGAATATGATTATTTTGAAAAATAAATGGTTAAGTATGCTAATATAGCCGGGGATACCTTAAGAGGTATAATTAATAGAATAAATATTTTGTGGAGAGCTATATTTACTACAGATGATATTACTCCAATAATGAATACTGATACTAATGCTAGTGGGGTAGCAAGTACAACTTCTGCTGGTAGTACAGGAGAACAAGCAGAAGATACATTAAAGAAAGCTAAACTAGCTGCATTTAAATTATAAACAATGATATACAAAAACGTAAGTGTAAAACGTGTAATAGCAAAAGTGTTTGCCGATCTTGATCTTCAAGAAGGAGATCATAAAATTAATGATATGATAGAATGGGCAGGCGAAGCTTTGGAAAAAATCGGTGTGTTTTCATCATTTATAAACAAAGTCACCGGTAAAGATGGAGTTCCAATATTAGAAGTCTTTAACTATCAAACTAAACTACCTTGTGATTTTTATAGACTTATTCAGGTATCTTTTTCTGAAAATGAAGCTGGGCCTTATTATCCTATGAGATATGCAACTGGTAGTTTTGATTATGGGTCTGTTATAAATGAAAGTACTAGTGATAGTATTGTTTATCCAGAAAGTTCTCTTATTAATATAACTATGAGTTTATATGATCTTACATACGAACAAGCATTAGAAAAACTAAATGACGAACCTGCTACTCGTAGTCTTATTAATTCTATGATCTCAGATATGGACAATAGAAGTGTTAATAATATAGTAGATGATCAAACTTTAGATTACACATATTTAATAACACCGAGTTATATAAAAACAAATCAAGAAACCGGTTATATAATGTTGGCTTATCAAGCAATACCAACAGATGATGAAGGATTTCCATTAATACCAGATCATGTTTCTTTTATGGAAGCTATATATTGGTATATAACTATGAAAATTTTATATCCTCAATGGAAAAATGGCAGAATAAGGGACGCTGTATATTATGATGCAAGACGTTCTTGGAATTATTATTGTAAACAGGCATATGGTAATGCTCTCATGCCAAATAAAGATCAAATGGAAAGTATTAAAAACACATGGTTAAGAATAATACCAGAAATAAATGAACACGCCACTGCTTCTTCAACATTAGGGCAAAGGCAAATTATATATAATGCTAATAGATAATGAGGCAAACTTCAGTTAATACATATGTTGAAGGTATGAATAAAGATGTTGATCGTGGATTAATATCAAACAAAGCATATCTAGAAGCTAATAACTTTAGGCTTGTTACTACTCAGGGTAGTACAACAGGTTCATTGGAAAATATTCGTGGTAATAAATCCATTATACCCTTTGCTGATATGATGGACGAAGGAGATACTTACAGCAATGGAGTTGATTATTTTGTGTTAGCTGGTGAAATTACAGATAATGGTGGTGCTGGTACGGATTATGTAGCTGGTGAACATTTTTCTATGGTTGGCACTGCTGTAGCAAAAACCACTGGGTATACTGGAGTAGTTAGAATTATACCATCTTCTTATGTAATAGATGATGGTCAGATGATTGTAGGTGGGATTCAAATGAGAGATGAGATCATATTGTTTACTACGAATAATACTTCTAGTAGTCCTACTGCAGGTAAAAGCTGTATATATAAATTAATAGTAGATAATGAAGATGAAGAACAAGATTCTTTAACTAAGATATATGATGATAATTTAAACGCAGGTACTAATTCAACTGATTTTCTTACTTTTAGTACATATTATCCAATCAAAACAATAAGTAGATATGAAACAGATAATATACAAAAAGTATATTGGGTCGATGGTTATAATGAAATAAGATATGCAATTATTAGTAATAATCTTACTATAGATGGTACCGCTTATTCTAGTAATGATTATATGCCAACTGATAAGTTTGCGTTGACACCAGATTTTACATATACTAAACCTGCAATTACAGACATAGTTAGTGGTACATTACTTCCAGGAATGATACAATATACATATCAACTTTATACAGTGAATGGTTCTGAAACAGCTTATTCTCCACTGAGTGATATTATTCATATAACTAATTCTGATGATTATGCTCCAGATGATTCTGAATACAAGGGTGAATCAGATATAACGGTTTCTACTGGCAAAGGATTAAGAATTAATATTAATAATAATGAAAATCCTGGTTATGATAGATTAAGATTGGTAAGGATACAATATACGGCTATAAATGAAACGCCTAATGTTAATATTGTAACAGAGGAGTGTATAAATCCAGAAGGTGAATCTATAGATATAATAGATACTGGGGATTTCATTAGTGAACTTACAGTCGCAGAGGTCAGTTTATTAATATCTGATTTTGAAAAATTAATCGCCCAAGATCTTGCTACTAAAGATAACAGGTTGTTTGCTGCTAATATATCTACAGATGTTTTCGATATAGGTACATATGACTCTAGAGTTGTAAGATATCGAGATTACACAGAACCGGCATCTGGTGAAGATACTATATACAAAAACACTGTTGATAGTGATCCAAGTGTCAGTGCTGGATATATAGATGACAATAGTATACAAATCAGTATTAGTGGATGGCCCACTTGGGCAGCAGTTCCTACCTCTAGGACTGTTACAGATGTTGATGACGTAGAGACTTCACATTTGGAGATATATTATACGATTGATAGTGTACAATACCATAAGTGGTTTACCTCTGGTATAACTACTGATAATGAAAACTATGCATCCACTACTCTCACTTTTTATGTAAATACATCTGTAAGTATATTTGGTGGATCTGGAGTACCTGACTCAATCGACTCAGTAGACATAGCATCAACAATGTATCATTATGACTATACTGCTCCAGGTACTACTACTTATGAGACAGCTTTGATATACGATACTGGTCTTGGTGGTGATTTAGAAATAGAGGTACCTAATGATACAAATAGTCTTTCATCTTGGAATAGTGCAGGTTGGACTAATTACACAGATGAACATGATGGTATAAATTATTATAATGATCCAGATCAATTTAATAAAGATTCTAAATTGTGTGTGTTTCAATCTGATTTATCTACAGTCGGAGCAGAGGGTCCTAATATATTAATTGAAGTTGTTACAGATACTTTTGTTATAGACGAAGCAGCTAGTGCTGATTATACATATTATTCTGATTTAGAAGGTACTGGGGAAAATCCATCATATCAAAATTATTCCAGTCCGTTTAAAACAGGTAAAAGATCACTTCAACGTGGTGAAGTTTATAGATTGTTTTCTACGTTTTATAACGAAGAAGGACAAGCTTCTTTTCCACAATGGATGTGTGATCTTAAAATGCCAGAAATGAATGATACGTACGGTGATACCGTTACGTACGAATTAACTACAACTAGTACAGGTGAAACAGTTGCTAAGACATTAGCACTTGAAGTCACATATAGAAATTTTCCAACAGACGCAGTTGCTGCTCAAGTTTTTGCAGTACCGAGAGAATCTGGTGATAGATCTATTCTTACACAAGCCTTGGTTATTCCTATGACAGAAGTTACTAGTTATTTTGAACCTAGAACTTTAGGTGTAGCTTTACCAAATACAGAAACTATAATAAAATTAGTATCTCCTGAAATTAATATAAATCAAAATCTTAAATTTGGTAGTAATGATTATCTTTATGATTTGGGTTATTTTGCAGAAGTTACAGATGGAGGGATAGGTGCCAATTCAAGGTGTATTCATAAATTTCAATCGCACACGGTAAGTACAAAGGGTGATAACAATGTAAGAGAAGTGAGTGCTATTCGTAAGGTCACTCCTACTGCAAAAGATTATTATTATACAGTTGGTTCATACGATTGTAGGAATTATAGCGATACGGAAGAGGCATATGGATCAAGTGGATATATAGTAGAATATAACACTACTGCTTGGACAGCAGAAACAAACACTAGAAATTTAGCTAATTATTGTAGGAATGTGTTTGATTCTCAATACGGTGGAAATACTTATGAAGCTAGAACTAGAAATTATTGTACTGCGATTTCTGGTTTGGTTACTGCTACAGGTACTCCTGTTACAGCATATGGTGATACATTTATAAACTTTTTTGATGTAAATACATTGTTATATGATACAGCTCAAAGTGGTACTGATTCTTTATCAGAAGCTGTATATGTTCCTTGTGAAAGTAGTATTAATTGTGATTTAAGACATGATTCTCCGATGCATGTTATAAGAGGTACGGCTACATATTATTATTTGATACAGGAAGAATCTGGAGAATGGGAAGAAGCCAGTAGTGGAAACATATATACTCAAGATACGGATGCTTATCAGTATAATACTGTTTATTCTCAAATACCTAATTTAGATTATAAATATGCTGAACCTATGGATTGGTCAGAGAATATGGAATTTGACACTACTATTAGATCTTCTGATGTTAAAGTAAATGGAGAAACTAGTGATTCGTGGACTAATTTTCCTACAAATGAATCTATAGAAGTCGATTCTGAGTATGGTCCATTGAATGCTATATATACATTTAATAATGATTTGTATTATTTTCAGGATCGTGGATTTGGTATTGTATCTGTGAATCCTAGATCGTTAATACAAGATAGTAACACTACTCAATTAGTTTTAGGCACAGGTGGAGTATTGGACAGATATGATTATATATCACAACACATTGGTTGTAAAGATAAGTTTAGTATAGTAAAATCTAAGTCATCTTTATATTGGTTTGATAGAGAAGGTAAATCTTTATATAAATTAGGAGAAGGTTTAATTAGTTTAACTAGAGCTAAATATATGCAATCGCATATGGATTATTTTTACGATTCTAGGTTAAGTATTATATCTGCTTATGATAAAAATAATGATGAAATTTTATTTACTTTCTTTTTAGATCCAATAAATTATGATGATAGTAATTATGATAGAAGTTACACTTTAGCATTTAATGAACTCGTTGGTGTTTTTCCTTCTTTTTATTCTATTAAACCTACTTTGTATATTCCATATAAGAACAAATTGTTGGTAACAACAGATGACGATGGTCTTACTGAAAACACTGGAGATCATTTGAACGTCAGCAGAGAAACTTTATGGTTTTATGACAGTGAAAATGTAGATCGTTGTTATTTTTGGTCACATGATGGTTCAGGTTTAGAAAGCGATTGGTTTGTAGATTCTAATGTCGAAATATTATTTAATCCAGAATACCAATTTACAAAAGTATTTGATAATATTACTTTTATTGCTAATGCTTGGAATAGAACGTTAAGTGGTTTGACCATTCAAGATAACACCTCTTATGATGAATTTTTTGATACTATGCAATTTTATAATGATTATCAAAACACCGGAGAAGTAACTTTAACTTATGGTACAAATTTAAAACGTAGGGAACGTGGTTGGTCTACTTATATACCTAGAAACATTGTAGATACTGCTGTTACTTCAAATCCGAATATATATACAGCAACGGATACAAGTAGAATATTCAAAGAACGTATGCGCGGTAAGTACTTAATAGGGAATTTTATATATAACAATGGTACTACTCATGATAAATTTGTAGTATCAGATATGATATTACATTATAGAAAATCTTTTAGATAATGACTAAGAAAAAACCAAAAGATCCAAAAAAATATACAGATAGGAAGCAGCCAATACTTACAGAAACTGGAGCTCACCTTGATCCTACTATGTTAGAAAAGGAAGAACGTAGACAACGTGTAGCTAATTATTTTAAAGATGCTGGTACTACGTTATCTACTCTCGGTACTCAATTACGTATGCCCACAGAGGAAGAACTCGAAAGAGCACGATCTGGATTAATGGGTCAAGCTGAAATGCTTTCTAAGGGTATTACATGGAGTATGATCGATGCTCTGACTGGTAAAGCTCTTGGTCGATTACCGGGAGCAATTAAATCATTAAGAAAACGTGGTTCTTCGAATGTATACAACTCTGGACCTATTATTAATGAATTAGAAAGTGGAGTTACAAAAAAATTATCTCAAAAACAATATATAACTACTGGTTATTTATATGATCCATATGAAGATATAGCTGTACAAGAGGGGGATAGATTTGTTAGAGAGTGGTTTAACCATCCAGCTAAAATAGAACAATTCGGTAAGGAACGTGGGTTGGATATTGCCAGAAGAGCATCAAGAGTAAATACTAAATATGTTAAGCCTGATTTGATAAATAATAGTTTAGGACAATCTGCATCTTTAGCATTTGATCCTGATGACTATTATTCTGTAGTTAGCGAGGAGATAAGAAAATATCCATCAAAATATAAAACTTCTATATCTGCTCATGAAGCTACTCACGCTAGTACATTAGGAGGCAGACTCTTGTCAAAAGAGGAAATAGACATGATTGAAAATAAATTACTAAATCGAGTCGAGTATGTGGAGAATATCTATCCTAATTCTCATAGTAGTCTATCAAACGATCAAATAAAAGGTATGTATAAAATGCATGATTATCTTTCTAAACCCACGGAAATACATGCTCGTATTATGCAACTAAGACAATTAGCAGGAGTGGCACCAGGGGAAGAATTTACTGGTTTACATTTAAAAAAGGCTTTAAAAAAAGTAGAAGGTGCAAAAGCAATTGGTCACAAAGATTTTGGTCACTTCAAACGTCTATCGAGTATGCTTAAAGGTGGGAATAAAGATATTATAAAATTAGCTAATAGTTTACGTGCAGTTCCTGGAGTTGCTATTGGTTTAAACAACAAAGAAGAAATGGCAAAAGGTGGTTGGGTACAGAAAGCAGCAGCTTCTGTGAAACGTAGAGGTACCGAAGGCAAATGTGGTCCTAATTGTGATCGTCCTGGATGTACTGGTCGTGCATTGGCATTATGTCATGCTTTTCACACGATAGCTCGTAATCGCAAAAAGAAAGCAGATGGAGGCGAAGTTGAAAATATGTCTTTTGGTGGCATTGCTAAAGAGACAATTGGTGGCGGAGCCAAGGGAGGTCTTACTGGTATGGGGCTTCCTGGTGTAATAATGGGAGCAGGTTTAGGTCTTGTTCGGGGTCTGATAGATCATGTTCATGAGAAAAAAGAAGAAGATGAAGATCAAATTAGTCCAATGGCAGCTTCAGCCAGGGCTCGTCAAGCGTTTCAATCTTCTTATAATCCATATAATGTTACTTTTCCAGAAGGAGGAATGATCCCAGAAGCTAATGTTGAATTAGAAAGAGAGGAAGTATTTCAAACTCCAGAAGGTGAGATAGGACAAGTCAATGCTCCAGATCATTCTCAAGGTGGAATAGATATGTATTTGCAACCAGGAACTAGAGTATTTAGTGATAGGTTGCAAACAACTACTGGTAAAACCTTTGCAGAAGAAGCAGAGAAGATAAAAAAACAAATAGCCAAATACGAAAAAATGTTAAATTAAATTATGGCAACAAAGATACAAAAGAATACAGCACAATTGATGATAAATAAACTTCAAGCTAAGTTAGATGCTTTATACAATGAGCAAGAAGGTATGAAAGTAGATAAAATGAAGTGTGGTGGTAGAGTTAGTTCTAGAAAACCTAAGAAAATGCTAAGTGGTGGTGAGAGTCCTTACTATTCGATGGATTGGCCACCTTGGAATACTCCAGCTGATTGGTTGAACGCAGGTCCTTTGGTTGGTGCTAATATAAAACCCATTAATGGGAATTATGATGTAAACATGGGAGCTAAACCTATAAATACAAATAAATTAGCTGGTACAAACGCAGGAGGTGTATTTGGAGATAGATACAGTGCATCTGATTTTGGTAATGGCGGATTTGATTGGGGAAATGCTGGTTATCAAGCTGGGGTTGCAGCTCCGTTTTTTTACAATTTATTCATGGGATTAAAAAAACCAGAGCAAGAAAGAGCGTCTGATTATTATAATCCTTATGCTAATAGGGTTTTGGACAATCTTAGAAAGCGTAGATATGATATTGATCCAGTGTTACAAGCCAACCTAGGTGCACAGAATATTTATAATAGGAATGTAACTAATGCTTCTGGTGGTAATAGAGGACAATTGTTAAACAATCTGGGGGCAGGTATGGTTAATAGACAGGTGGCTGATGCTAATGCATTGTCACAAGCTTCTAATGTGAATAATCAATATCTTGGTGAACTTGCTCAAGGAGAAATGGATATAGGTCAACAAATGGCTGATATTAATTTTCAGATTGCTCAGATTAATGCTGCTAATAGAGCAAAACAGAGACAACATCTTGCACAGTCTGCTTCTGATTTAGCCAATATGTTACAAATTAATAAGTTAATGGGTAATCAACAACAAAGTGATACGCAAAAATCAGGTATGTTTAGAGACACGTTTAAAGAAATACTTCCTTTTTTAACAGGATAGGAGATTAAAAAATTATAAAACATGGGTGTAAATAGATTCGATACTCCAGCTCAAGCACAGTTTATAAACACATATGTGCCGATTCCATTTGAAGAAATGATGAAAGTTGGACAAATAAAACAAGAGAGATATGATCGGGCTATGGCCGCTGCTGATGCTGCTGTAGCTCGAGCAGAACAACTGACCGCTATACCTAATAGTGAGGATCAATCTTATATAGAAGATGTACAAAAAACTATGTATGAGATACGTGATAAATATGTTGTTAAAGATTTAACAGATACTATGGTTATTCGTCAAATGAATAATGAAATAAACTCTAGACTAGATAAGAATTTAATAAATCATATACAACAATCTTATGGTGGTTGGCAAAAGTACATGCAACAAAAAGCATCCATGGAAGCTAAAGGACAAAAGGTGTATGATGATTTTGATTTTACAGGATACAGTTCTAGAGGAAAAGAACATGGCGGAAAAGGAATATTTACTGGTTTACCTGTTATGGATTTAGGTGCTCAAGCAGAAGATGCTATTGATAAATTCCTTAAGACAGCCGAAATGAAATGGCGTACTGCTGATGTAACTTCAGATCGTAAAGGAATAGAGCACTATAAAGATATCAATACACTTTATGCATTAATTGATTCTGAATCTGGTGAGCTGAGAGATAATCCAGCAATCCAGCAGTTCATGGAAAGAAATAATCTAGATGAAGAGGGATTTAAGGAAATACTTAAAAAAAGAGCTCCTAACTATATAGTGAGTCAAATATCTTCTACTTGGAATACTTCTGATGAAAAAACACCTCATCCTCCATATATGCCTGCCCCATTTGATGTTAGTGGTACTGAAACAGAGTCGATTGGAGATTTGAATTTACGTAAAATAGAAAAGAGAATTGGTTCTTTGTTAGCTAGTTCAAGTAAATCTCAGAAAGAAAAAGGCAGGGAAATGGAGGCTGTATATGAGAAAATTAAAGAAGAATTTGGAGATAAAATTTCTCCAGATGTAGAAACTGCTAAAGATGATCTTATAAAAGAATTAGAAGGTTTTGGTCCAGATGTTGTTTTGTCTTCTTTGTTAAACAGTATTATGGAACGACCTGGAGATTTTACAGAAGGTTTTTCAGCAGATCTTATTGCTAGTAGCAAATTTCATAAAGATATAAACAAAGAGCAAAAGAAAGCAATAGTAAATTATGCTAAAAAATTAAAAGAATTTCAATCAGAAACACTTAAGGGCATCGAAGGACTTACTCTTGACTTGTTAAATGAAACAGTTCAAGTTGATTATACTTTAGAACCACCAATTACATATAGTGCTGGAGTAGATTACATTGTAAACAGATTTACAGGTGAAAATGTGGGTCCTTCTGATTTTTCTCCTATTATGAAAGTGAATTTATTAAATCCTAAAGACATTAGTATTATAGGAACTGAAGGCAAAGATGGTAAACCTATAAAGAATTTTGATAAAAACATATTAAAAGAATATATACCAATTAATATAAATACTCAAACGGAGTTACGTTTTCAATATCAATATAAACCCGTAGTAGAAATTAATTTACAAAGAAGAGATGATGAAAACGATATCATAACCGTGAAGATGGCTGTAAACAATGAGAGACAACATCAAGCTCTTGTTAATGATCATATGAAAGCAGGTAATATAGAAACGGCCACTATATTAAGTTCTGGAAATGTAACTAAACAGGTAGATGAAATGGAATATGATGAACCTACTTCTATTGATTTACCAACCGGCGATGCAGTAGATGTAAAACCAGGAGATTTTCCAGGCACATATGTAGTAAATTATCAAGGAATTGAGTACAAAGGTAGTAGAGAATATGTTAAAAAGCTTCTTTATCAATTTATGTACGAAATTAACAAACGTACAATGTTTTTACAATAAAAGATTAATATTTTAAACATGTTGGATAAAAAAGACATATTCGCTTCTTTAGGGAGCGATAAAAAAGATACACCATTAGGTCAAGAACCAGTTAATCCAAAAACAGGTCTTACAGAAGAAGATAAGAAAAAATTGTTTGAGGGATTAACTGGTTCAAGTCTTGGTGTTACAACTATCAGGGGGAGAGTTCCAAAATCTTACGAGCGTATACTCGGAGAGGAAGGCTATCACCCTGAATTTGGTTTTACAGCTACTCAGCAACAATTAGCAGAAGAACAATCTTGGGTTGGACAGTTTGGTAATATGTTAAATCAAATGATTGTTGGAGAAATTATAGGTGGCACCATTGAAGGTATTGGGTATTTATTAGATATACAACAATATGGGGATTTAGTAAATGGTACAGAACAAGAGTGGGGTAATTGGTTAAGTGATGTAGGTAAAGATCTTAGAACTTGGACACAAGAAGTGAGTCCAATTTATGTTAGTCCCACTGCGCCTAAGTTTAATCCAGGTAGTTGGTCGTGGTGGATGTCTAATATGCCATCTATTGGTTCTACGTTGTCGTTGTTGATACCTGCAACAGGTGCTGTTAAAGGGATATCGTTGTTAGGTAAAGCACTTAACATAGGTCAAAAAATTGGTAGGACTGCTGGTTGGATGGCCACTGGGATTGGTCGAGCGCTTGTATCTAGACATATGGAAAATCTCATGGAAGCTTCTGGTGTACATGAAGAGTCGTATCAAATAGCTAAACAGGAACTTATAAAACAATATGCTGATCAAATAAATCAAGAACTTAGTCAAAGTGCTTTAAAAAATCCATTTGCTACAGAAGAAGAAAAATTAGCAGCGGCTGAAGTCATAAATACCAAGTGGGAAAAAATAATAAACGAACAAGCTAAAATTCATGCTTCTAAAGCAGCAGCTAATACATATAAAAAACAATGGGTTACTGTTATGCAGGATATACCACAGTATTTGTTGTTTGGTATGCCACCTGGACTTGGTGGCGTTGTTGGAAAGGCGACAAAGGCCGCAAAGACAACTAATTTAAGTGGTAAAGTGGCTCGTGCTATGGGGATGGATGTTACTAAGTTATTTGCTAATAAAGCTCGTTCTGTTGCTTTTGATATGTTGGGAGAAGGAGGAGAAGAAGCTTATCAATTTATTATTAATGAGCAATCAAAAGCTTTGATGCGTAAAGCGTTTGATCCTGATGTCAAACATAGTTTTTTAGATATTATAAAAGAAAACTATGACGATGGAGAATTATGGACATCTGCTGTTTTTGGTGCTTTAGGCGCTGGTGCAATGCAAGCAGTTGGTCGTGGTGCTAATAAACTTTTTATGGGAAAAGCTGATAAACGTAAAATAGAGAATATACGTAGCTGGAGCCCAGCTATGGCACAGGCATATCAAGAATATTCTGCTGCTTTAGCGTCTGATGATCCTATTAAACAAAGACAAGCATACAATAGTTTTATTGCAATCAACGCCATCAAAGCAGATCTAAGTGGCAATGCTGACAATTTTGTTGAATTTATAGAACAAATGGCTGATAATCCGGATGATGCAACTTTGGCTAATTTTAATGTACAAAAAGAACATATTAGTTTTTTATCTGAAAATCCAGAACTCAAAGATACCATCAAATCTGATATGAACAGAATTGATAAACTTTTACGTACATATACTAAAGAAGTAGATAAAAACGATAAAATATCAGCGGAAGACAAACTCAAAGCAGCAGCTGCTCTTACTCATAATAGGTTTTTGAAAGAAAAAACTTCTAAGGAGTTAAATTCAATCAATGATGAAATATCCCAAATAGAGAGTGATCTTCCTGGTTTTGTCAATTCAACAGATGAAGTAAATGAACAAGGAGAGAATTTAATATATTCAGATACTGGACGTGCTATAAAACAACTTGAGTATTATAAACAGTCATTGGAAGACACCATAGCTAAGCGACAAGCTTATATGGATGCCCATGATGATACTATGGGAGAAGTTGAAAAAGCTCAAAGTAAACTTGCAATATCAGTTGCGAAAAATAGATTACAACGAGCAAAAGGTGATCTCAAAGAACTTAGACAAAAATATACTAAAGAAGAAAGGAAAAACGATAAACAAATTCTTTTAGATGAACCTACTCTTAAGGAATATTTTTCTGCTAAGAAAAAGAAAGCATGGACAGAACTCGCATTAGATCAATTGGATGCAGAAAAGAAGTATATAGAGTCCGGTAAACCCTTTGCTACTTCTAAAGATAAAGAAGATACAGCGGGAGAAGATGAAAAAACACGCAAAGAAGATAGTCCAAATATAGATGACACAGTTGAATATGTAAATAAAGATGGTCAAACAGTACGTGGTAAAATAGATGATATATTATTAGAGGATGAATCTGCGACTAATCCCATGTATGTTGTTAGACTATTAGACGAAGAAGGTAAACTTACAGATCAAACTATTGTACTTGATCCGGAAGAAATACAAGATCACTTTAAAGATTCTACTGCATTAGAAGATAGTATAGATGATATTAGTTCTCCTTTAACTACAGAAGAGGAGAAGTGGTTTGAAATATTTAGTGAAGATGAAGAGATAGGCTCTGAAGGATCAGATGCTATTAATGGTTTGTCTTATACTCATTTCGATAAAGCCAAAAATTTGGAAATACGCAATGAAGCTTTAGATAAAGCTCTTAGAGACAAAAACAGAGATTGGTCTAAAGCTAAAGCATATTATTATATTGATGTCAATAGTGAGAGTTTTGATAAAATATATGATGAGTTAGAAGATATACTTACTGATGCTCAGAAAGCAGTTATAAAAAAACTAAAGAAGATACAGCAGGAAAACTCTGATAAAAAACTTACCAAAAAAGAGATAGGTGCTTTGACCATTGTTTCATATCCTTTAACAAAAGAAGAATATTCAGTTGAAAATAAAATCAAAAAAGGGGAAGATTTAACTAAAGAAGAAGAGGTTATATCAAACAGAATACATAAAAAGAGACGTGCTTATAATTCTCTTTTAGATAGAATACCTATATTTGTAAAAATAGTACAGGGGGATGAGGTGTTCGATGGTGGTATGTATTTACATGCTACTGGTCATGATCGTATGCATGTGCCTAATAGTACAAAGAAAAAAGGACAAGCTGCTATTGATCAATATAAAGAAGAAAAGAAAAGTATAGCTAGGAGTAATCGTTCTGCTATTTTTTGGGCATATTTAAAAGGAGAAGAACCTTATACTACTGGATTGAAAATAGGTAGAGGATCTCTTAAAACTATTGATAAGAGTTTGCCTAAAAGCAAAAGACAAAGAAATTTAGCAAAAGTTTTAAAGAAAAAATTCAATGATTGTAAACTTTTAATTGCTAATGGTACGTTAAGCAAAGGTACAACTGGTATAACTTTATATTCTGGACCTGTTACTTCAGGAGGCAAAGAGTCTAAATTTGGTCGTGGTTACAAATCTGCTGGTGGGGTATATATACGTGATGAAGAAGAAACACTTAACGGTGAACCATATGCTATTCATACAAACAAACGAAACATGTCTGAAGAACATGCTTTGATTGTACTTGAAGCATTTAGACAACAAGCATATGGAGTAAGAAAACCTAAAGGCAAGGATATATATGAAACTAGATTTCTTAAACCTTTTGTATTTAGTGAAAGTTCTTTAATAGATGAAGATGCTGTTGAAGGTTTAACTACTGGTCAAGTACTTGAATTATTAACTTATCACGGTCGTCATAGAACAGATCCAACTGATCCTAGATTTAATGCTAAAGGCAAAGATCCAAAATTATTAAAGGCACTTGAAAATAAAACTTTGTATCTTGATATAGGGGATCGTGCTTTGAAAGTATTTGGTGGTAAACCAACTGTTGCTTTGGTGTACGGTAAGGATAAAAAAATGATCAACTTACTTAACTATAGTGATGTTTTAGAAAAGAAAGATGATTTTATTAAGTGGGCTACTAAAAATTTAGTTTATCCTGTACATCTTGAAAACAGAGCGCTTCATTTAGAATTAAATAAGAATTTTTTAGACGGTCGTACTTTTAGAATAGGAAAGAAAGATCCAATAGAACGCAAAAGGGGGGATAGATATAATGGTTTTGTTGTTAGAAATAATTTAATAACAGCTGATTTTGAACGTTTGGCCGATGGTAATCTGTATAGGGCGCCTTTTGTAGATCTTAATATAACCGATGGTAAAGGTAATCAAAGGATATTTACAAAAGACAATAAACCCGTACAACCTGTTGTGCCTGAACAAGAAAAGATCAAATCTAAGGCAGAGGTTGAGTCTGAAAAAGCAAAGAAAGAAGCAGAGGTAGAGTACAAAAATCCATTTAATACACGTAGAGCACGTAGAGTCACTGTATTTAGAGAAAATATACCAAGTAAATTAACTGATCAAGAAACCATAGTGCTTGTAGAAAATATTTCTAGGCACCTAGAAGAACTTATTACTACTGATAAGTCCACTCCTTATACTCCTTCAGAAATAGTAGATAAACTTTTAAAAGATACAGAAACATACGATGCAATCGTTTTTGGCGATAGACGAGGTGAACTTAATAAACCCATCAAGGAATATATCAAAATGCGTGTTGCTGGAGTTATTACTCGTACTTTAATAGATGAGTATAAATATGGGGAAACTTTAACTGATGGGGCCAAAGGTTCTCCAACTGAAGAGGCCGTTGCTCCTAAAGTTGTACCAAATGTAGTAGAAGAGTATAAAGACGAAGACGAAGTTGTAAAACCAGCTAAGGTTAAAAAAGAAGTTGAACAAGTTGCTGAAGAAGATATTGAAACAATAGAGGATGTATCTATAGATGATCTTAATAGTGTTTTTGAAGATCTTGATAACAACGATGATTTGTTTAAACCCAGACAGGTCAGGAAAGAGTTAAAAAATTATACTGAACAAGATTTGGAAAAGGAACTCAAACGAGTTCTTAAGATGATAGGGCGTGATGTAAACGATATCAAATTAATTAAACGTCTGGTTGATCTTACTGGAAATGGTAAACTTGATTGGGCAGCTTATTCGCACGATGCTATTGTATTATACGAAGCAGCAGAAGAGGGTACTATATATCATGAGACTTTTCATAGAGTTAGTTTAGGTTATTTAAAACCTATAGAACGTAAGCGGTTGTACAGTTTAGCTAAAGAATTTTATAAACTCAAAGAGGATGCCACTGATGACGAAATAGAAGAACGTTTGGCAGAAGAATTTAGGACTTACGTGTTGTTACAAGAGGAAAATGCTCCACGTGGTATAATGAAAATTCTCAAAGACATATTAAATTTCATACGTGCGTTTTTTGTACGTCCAAATGGTATGACTAAGAATGAATTAGATGCTTTTTTTGAATCTATTTATAGAGGAGATTATAGATTTTCTAAAAAATTAGAAGAAAATAGAATAAAAAATGGCAAAAAATATGCTAGAGCTATAAAAGATAAAGAATTTGACACTATAGTGTCTAGGGATTCTTTAAAAAACATAACTAAAACTCTAGCGGCTAAACTCTTAGCGGTAAATAATGTTACAGATCTTAATAATGTGGTTGCTATAGATCCAAACAAACTAATAAATTATTTAAGAAGACAAATAAAGATATTTAGTGTTCTTGAAACAAAAGAAGGTATACCAGAAATTCAAAAACAAAGAGCTACTAAAGTTAAAGCTCTGTTTGTTGAAATACTAGGCGATAATGAAGAAGGAGTTGCAGAAAATTTTCCTATATTTCATGAATATATAAACGCCTATTTAAAAGATTTAGGAGTAAGAAAAACTAAAGAAGTAGACACATTTGATGAAAACGAAGAAGTTGTAGGTAAAGTTAGAATGGACAACACTCTTAAATCGTATGAGGTTTCGGTTTTAGATAGATCAATGGCTAGTGTTAAGTTTTTAGTTGGAACATTATATGAAGTGGCAGACATTGAAAGAGAAGTTCAAGAAGATGGTACTGTTAAGATTATTCCTATTAAAGCAATAGATGAAACAACAGGATTGACAAAATTTGTGGATTTACATGAAGTATGGAGCAGAGCATTAAATGATTTACATATTTATTCTACTATAGAAGAGATGATAGATGAAATGCGTGCTTTTGCTGAAAAAGAAAACAGGTATTATTACTATGATTTAGCAAATAAATTAGAAAAACGAAAAGATGGGAAAAATGAACAGATAAGAAATCAATTTTTATCTACTTTTAGAAAACATAAGAGTTTGTTTATAGAAATGGGTTTTAAAAAACCCAGAGGTGGTTTTAGTTATAACTTTGTTATTAGAGAATCTAGCAGTAAACAGTTGGCTCGTGAAGTAGTGCTTATGTGGAATGAATGTTTTTATTTAGATCCTAGTATAGTTAGTACGGGTATGGATGGTAATAAATATTTAAACAGAGAATTCTTTCATAAATTGAATGCTGATTTTACAAATTTGTCCTCTGATTATGAAGAGAAATTAGATACAAATAAAGTAGATGCTAAAGTTATATCAGATACATATGATAAATTATCTGAATTATTTGATAGAATTCATGTAGGCGTTGATGTTGCTACTTTACAAACACTTGCTGATACTTTTGATAAAAAAACAGAAGAAGAAAGAGTTGGTTCTCTTATATCTTTTGTTGAAAAAGTATTTGTTGGAGAATTTGCACGTAAAGCGGAAGAAGAGGAAGCAGTGGAAAAGATACCACGATCCTTTATTAACGACAGAGTATTTTATAGTGGCAGAGAAAATACGGAGCAATCTTTGAGCGAAGCTTATGCAAAAGCACATCCTGAAAAGTTTAGTGACATGGTATTAGGGGCTGAGAATTCAAGGTATTATACTTTTTCTCAACATAATTTAATAACTGAAAATGTACTTAAGTATAAAACAGATCCTGATTTTATAAGAGGAAAAAAGAGCAGATTTTATAATCATCATAGTATTGGTTTACAACATTTATTGGAATCTGAAGAAAATAGAAGAAATTTTGATATTGTTACTTTTAATTTAATGCGTAATGAAAGAATTAGAGATAAAGGTAGTTCTTTTAATAAATTATCTGTAATAGAAACTTATTTAATTAAATTTGCTGCTTTAGAGAATGGTTTTATGCCAATGCCAGTTCAAGCTAATCGTAGTAAGTATTATTTTATGAAAGGTTTGCCTGTTCTTAATTTTAATGAAGTTGTAACTAATATAACAGAAGATGGTTATGTGACTTTTAGTGATACTACTTTAGAAAGATTTTATGGTTATTTCTTAGATGAAAAAGAACGCATAGAAGAAATTAAAAAATTAGAGAAGGAGTATAAAGCAGCCGACGAAGATGGTAAAGCAGAAATACGTTCTAGAATGATATTAAATTATCATCACGATGGTTCGTTTGATTTTAAAACAGGAAACGCCAGAAATTTTATACACTTTAAAGTTTTTAATGGTAAAAATTTAAGTAAACTTTCTAAAAAGGAGATAAAAAATTTAATTAATGATGATCTAAACGCTAGATTAAAAGACGAAATAGATTATCTTGTTGGTATAGATGTTATATTAAACGAAGGAGAGGGTAATATATCCAATTTATTATTACAAGAGAATAAACTCATGGATATAGAAGATTATCTATCAGAAACAAGTAAAGAATTAGGTAGTGATTTAGAGAGTCCTGCTCTTAAAGTTAGAATAGCTGAATATTTAGTTAATCACATGTCTTCTATACTGGAATCGGAAAAGATGTTTTTTGCTGATCCGGCTATGTTTAAAAAAGACAAAGGATCTAAATTTGATGTTGCAGATGATGTTTATAAACGTTGGTTTGGCCCAGGTTCGACAGGTGAGAAATTTGCTGAACAAACGGATAGTATGATGGATACTACTTATAATGTTGTTACTCTTAACACACAAACGTTTAAAAGTAAATATTATGATCGTTTGTTTGCTAAGCACGTAGAGTTAAACAAACAAATATTCGGTGAAGATAAACAAGATCATGCTGAAAAAGCTGCACAAATAGCATTAAAAGCATATGAAAAAGTAGATGCTACAGATGGTGCCATGTTAATATCTCCTGAGTTTTATCGTTCTCTTATGATGAGGTTAGGAGCATGGTCTAATGAAAATCAAAAAGCATTTGAACTTTTGCAATCAAATAAAAAACTTACTCCTGAGGAAGAAGTTATTGCCAGAAACATTGTATTGCAACCAATCAAAACAGTATATGTAGGTAGTCAAAATAACAATGGAGTTGATCATTTTATTTATGATAAAATGGCTATGTTTCCTATATTTAGACAAGTGGTTACAAACAAACACATGAAGATGTTACTTGATAGAATGGAAGCAGTTGGAGAATTTAAAGGGTTGGATAAAATACATGCTTTCAAATTTGATTCTGCTACCAAAGTAGGTAACGTGAGAGGTATTGATTTTTATTTAGATCCTGAGAATAGAAAACAGGTTAACGTAGATGGTCTTAAAAATGCTGTAATTACTCCACAAATGTATGAAAATTTGAGATATCAACTTGTAACTGATGTTCATGATGTCGTTGAACAAAATGTAGCTAGTCAAGTTGCAAAAGTTGCTATGGGTAATATACAAAAAGATGCAACGTATGGTGATAAAACAGGTAGGGAATTAATTCAGGATTTTGTTAAGACAATATCAGAATTAAGTAATATAGGGACAGAGAAAGTAAAGGCGGATTTTAATATAGAAAATGGTCGTATATCAGATAAAAGATTAGTTGCTACTTTATTAAGAGCAGCTACGTCTGCTAATAAATCAGAAGATTTAATAAATGCCTTGAGATACGATGAAGAAAGAAATGAAATATATCTTAGCATTGATGCTATGACTAATAGAGCTTGGGTATATTCTAGACTTATGCCCATGATAAGTGAAAAAACGATTGATTTGACTTTTCCTGGTAATCAATTGATACAAGTCCCAGATTATGGCCAAGGGGTAGGTGTGGATGAAGAACTTGGTTTTTCTTATATGGACGAAAAAAACGAATTTATTAGAATGGAATCTAAAGTCTCTGAAAGATTACTTAGAGATATAATACCTAATTATGCAAAACTAACTCATGAACAAAGAAAAGCTTTTATAAAGAAAAATGATATAACTTTAATAGCTTATCGTGTACCTGTACAAGGGCAAAACTCCATAGTTGTGATGAAAATAGCTGATTTATTACCAGAACAATCTGGAGATGTAATACATGTACCACTGGAATTTACTGCACTTACTGGTTCTGATTTTGATATTGATAAGCTGTTTGTTATGCGTAAGTATTATAAAGTTAACAAGAAAGGCGAAGCCGTTCCTGTTAAATTTAGTACATCTGATTCATCAGAAGCAGTAAAAAGCAGGTATATAGCTAAAATAAATGAATTATATAATATACATAAATTTAACGAAGTTGTTATACCTAAGAGTATTCGTGAAAAAGTTGAAACATTTAAGAAAGTTGAACATTCGGCCAGATTAGAAAAAAGTAAAATATATAATGACGGTAGTTATAACGAACTTAAACCTTTGTACGATGAATTAAAAATACTTAAAAGTAAGTACCAATTAGCTCCTGAACAAGACAAAGAGTCAATAATGGATGTAATATATGACATTCAAGAAAGGATAGCAATAGTTGAAGAAAAAAGAACAGATGTAGAAACTGGTGGAATAAACGATATTATATTAGCTGTTGAAGATGTTAAATTCCAAACTATAAAAGATCTTTTGGTTAAAGCTGGTTTAATTTCTGGTGATATAGAAGTGTTTGCTAAATTACCAATAGAACAACAGAATACTGAAAAAGCTTTAAAAAATAGACTTTTTGATATATATACAACTATACTTACTGATGAAAAACAATATCTTAATATTTCTACTCCATTGGGCAATTTGGTTAAATTGCTCGAAGAAACAGCAGATAAGTATGAAACTTTGGCCAAAAAGGATAAAAACAAAGGGTTGGAATCATTGGAAACACTTACTCCTAAATATCAATCGGAAACAAGGTTTAAATTCATATCTTCTGATATGGGTATTGGTCCTGCTGCTTTAACTAACGTACATCATGTATTAACTCAATTGACTGAAATACAACTAAAAACTAGAAATAACTATGGTTGGAATGAAAAAGGCAGGCTTGATTTAAGTAGGGAAGTTGGAGAAGATGGTAGAAAGATACTTGATTGGACTTCTACTCAAATTGATGCGTTTGTAGATGCTGTTAAAAATCCTTTCATAATGAAACTTAACGTTAATGATGCTACACAAAGTGTTGTCAACTTATTGTTAAGAGCAGGATTAGGTCTTACTACTTTTTCTTTTGTGTCTCAACCAATTCTAAAACACTATGCTTTTGAATATTTTAATGCATCTGGTAGTATTAATCGATATTCTTCAGGTAATATAGAAAAACTAGTGGCAGATAACATCATGGCTATTTGGGCAGAAAAAGTTAATCCAGATGTAAGTGCTGAAGATTTGTTTAATGAAGATGAAAATAGGATAGACTTGCCTGCTATTTTAAATCAGACACAATTAGAAGAAGATATAGATGCAAATAAACAAAACAATTCAGCTTTTTATATAAGACAGTTAAATGTATTACGACATTTTATATCTATAAATCAAGATGCTAAAGCGTTAAATGCATTGGTCCTGGCCACGAGGGTTGATACAAAGGATTATGGTAGTAATCCAATAGAACTTAGACAATTTTTATATAATATACAAACACTAGAAAATAAAAACAAATTTGTTAATTTAGAAAAACTGATTAGTTCAGACGGTGAGGTTGTAGATGGAGGAATACATTTATCTGCTTTACTTAAAAACAGTGTCTTATTAGGCTTAGAACTAATGGGAGACAAAAGTATGTTTGCTACTACAGGTTTTGCTAAAACTATTCGTGATATATATGATTCTATACCTGGGGGTAAATCTTCTAGGATACTTAAAGAATTAAGCGAAGAATTATATACTTATTTCATTAGTGGTTTTTTCATAGATGCAGAAGACGGATTGAAGATGACACAAAAACAATTGTATAGATTGTTCTTTGGTTTACATCCAACGGATGAAGGTAAAGATTTAAGTAATGATTTAATACCTGATTCTGTCTTTAATATGCTCAATAAAGCGCGTAGTAAAAATAGTAAATATTACGCAGAGTTGTCTAATAATAAATTTATACAATTTTTAACAATAGATGTAGATCCAGAGGGAGTTGTCAAAACTTTTATACGTACTCCGTTTCATTCGTTTAATGAAAAGTGGAGCACGGACGATCTTATAGAAGATTTTAATAAGTTATTTACTCATGAAGCTAAAGAGATACGTGATTTAGCTAGAGTGTTATATATTTATTCTTTTTATTCTACTGGTTTTAGGCGTACGATGTTTGGTTATAATACGTTTATACCTAATGAAATCAATAAAGCAATTAGATTACAAAATGGTAAAATTGTTAGTTTTGACAGACATGTAAAAAAGATTGTTGAATTTCTTAATAGCGAAGAGGGAAATACGTCTATGCTTTCGTCTGCTAAAAGAGAAGTATTTAAAAACAACTGGCAAAACGATGAGATTGTTAAAGTAGTGCCTATCACTGCTATAGAAGATAGTTTCACATATGGGGATAAAGGCGCTCAATATGCATTTGAATTAAGTTCTAAAAAGTTAACAAGATTCAAAGTTGGTTTAAATGCAGATGGTCAATCCTTATTTGCTCCTTATATCAAAATGGAACTTTTTGGTGAAAAAAATGTATTATTAGAATACGTTGGATATAATCAAGAAACTAAAAATCCTATCTATGTTATTGTACCTAGAAAAGGTTATAGGTTTAGGGGTAAAGTATTAAACGAATATAACATAGGTAAAAAGATGGGCAACAGTATTCTTTTATCTAACGATCCGTTTTATTTACAACGTAATTTCTTAGCTGAAAAAGATGAGGAATTAGAAAAAGGAAAATTACAATATTTAACTGTAGAACAAGCGGTTGAAAAATTACGTAATGTTGATAATTTTGTGCATGTTCCTATGGAAGCACAACTTATAGTACGTAAAAAAGAAGAAAATCCATATCTAATAGATTATAGAGGCGGTATTGATGTACAAACTGAAGGGGATGAAACTATGGAAGATCCTAACGCTATTCCGACTAAAAAAATAATATCTGGTTTTCAATCAGGCATGGATGAAGAATTGCTATCTTTGGCTAAAGAATTCAATTATGAAACAGGTGGCACTACTACTAGAGATTATGGTCAAGAAGGAAATAATAAAGTTAAGAGTAAAGCACAACAATTTGGTGTAGAAGCAGTAACAGAAAAGCAAGAAGAAGCATTTAAAGAAGCGTATCCATACAGAAACGATCCTAAATCGTTGTATTATTTGCCACGTACCGAATTGAATGTTATAAATTCTGATGCCACGGTGTATTTTTCGGCAGATATAAATGCAACTGACGGCGGTTTACCAGCTACTCTAGGTGCTGCTCAAAGACATTCCAAGCCTTTCTTTATGTATACCCCCGAAGGACAAACATGGGAGCGTAAAGAGTGGGGAATTGGTTTCTCTAGTTCAAATGAGTTACAAAGATTACTTAGGAAATATAAAGTTAGAACTTTAAATGTTGCTGGTTCCAGACTTTCTAAGTTATCTCCTGAGCAATTACGTGAATTTAAGAGAGTGTTTAAAGAGACCATTGGGGCAGAACCTGATACAACTACGGATACAACTCAATTATCCATATCATTTACTACAACATCTGACATTCCAGAATTTAGAACGGAAAGTTTATCCACTCGTAATCATCCAATAACAATATATGTAGATGGGTCTGATATCAAAGGTACTGGTCAAATAGGCTATGGGGCGTATGCTAATTTTATTGGTGTTGATTATACTATGAGTGGCATATCTGATAAAAAAGCTTTTGCTGATTTTTATAACATATCTGAAACAGATATAACTAATGCAATATCTAATCCAACTATGGAATTATTAGGCACAGTTAAAGTATTAGAACAATTTTCTAAAACAGGTGAACATTTATTAATTAGACAAGATTATGATGGAGTACAGAAGTGGATAAAAGGTGAATGGAAGCAGAAGAAACTTTGGATAAAAGATCTTGTACAAAAAGCTAGGGAACATATTGCTGCGATTGAATCTCATGGTGGTTCTGTTAGATTTGAGTGGATTCCTGGGCATGTTGGTATACCTGGTAACGAAAAAGCAGACACATTAGCTAAAAGTAGAAAAGAACATAATAACATATCTAAGTTGGTTAAAATGTCTCCAACTATTCGTGCTACCACAGGATCTATACAAACATCATTTGAATTTTCGGAAAAAGACATAGAAAAAGGTAAAGAAACTAAAGAGAAGTGTAATGAGTAATCCATTTTGCATAAATCCAAATAATGAAGAATATAGAGAAATGGTCTCTATATTTGGTGAAGATTTAACATATTATCTGTGGAACGAAAACGGCGGGCAACCATTAGATCATGCTCCAAACGGAGAGTATAGTAATTTATTTAATGATTTGTTTGCTTTATCTGGTAATAGGGAAGATGCGTTAGAATTAAAAGCTCAGATATATACTGAAGATTTTAAAACGATGTTCGATGGTGAAAGAGATGAAAACGGAGAACCTGTTGCAAGTAGTTTGTTTGTTACTGAAGAAGACGAAGATGAAATAACTAAAAACAGAAAACATCCTAAAGTAAAAGAAGCATTAGAAAATCCTAAATACAAACCAGGTGAAATAAATGATTTTAATAATCCATTGTCTTGGGATATAGAGAAGGAGTTTGATTTGCTTGAAAAAGAGAAGAATGACAAAGGGGAGTTGGTAGATAAATGGACTACTCTATTAGGCAGAAGAATAAAACATTATCGTAAATATAGGAGAGACAGAGCTGAGAGAATAGCAAGTGAAATAAGGGCAAAGGGACATTTAGCAGATATACGTAAAACATATAGAGGTAACACAGTTAAATATTATGTAGTTCCAGGAGTTCCTATTGGCATTAAGGGAGATAGGTATAAATACATGACTGTTGCTGGTAGGGAAATACAAACCAAAGAAGAAGATGCTCCTCATATAAGGAGACTGTTGGGGTTTGTAAATAGACCTAAAACTAATGTTATATCTTTACTTAAAACTTTTCGTTCAGAGTATGGAGAAGTACTTGAGAATAATCCTCTCTTAAAAGCTAAATTTGATTTCATAATTAGACAAGAGGAGAAGTTAAAAACTTTACGTGTCTATAATCTACCAGAACATGATAGTCCTAATGCATATGCTGTGTATGATCCTACTTTTCATCTCATAGGTTTTAATGTTGAAAATTTAATAGAAGAGCCTAGTTTAGAGGCTTTTGCAGAGATATTAGTTCATGAGGCATATCATGGTATGACAGCTAAAGCAATTGATGATCCAACTTCTGAAGCAGAACGCAAGTTTAAAGCAGAAATCGAAAAGATATTTGAAACCTTTTTAGAGACAAATAAAGACAATACTGATTACATAGAGATGTATCAAAGTGCTTGGACTAAAGAAAATAAAAAGACTGGGGAAGTTGTAAATGATGTTCATGAGTTTATAAGTGCTTTTAATTCTAATAGCGACTTTGCTGCTTCTTTAAAACCAACTATTATAAAACGCATAAGGCATGCAGTTTACAACTTTTTTGTTGATTTATTAAATGCAGTTGGTGTAGATATTTCTAAAAAAGGGGATTTTACTTATGATAAAGTCGATAGGGTAGTTAACAGCTTTATAGAAAATCAAACTAAGTTTATGCCTGTTAGTCCAACTACTTATTCTAAGCGAGACGATAATGCTAAGAAGTATGTTGCAGCAAGAGACAGCATTAAAGAAAAAATAAGGCACATTCTTGAAGGCAGACCGAAAGAGATAGCAAAAGCTTTGCGTTCTATTGCTAATGACTTTATATTTGACAAAAAAGAGCATACATATTATCATAAGCCTACTGGTACTTGGTTCACATCTACGACTGAATTTTTAGCTTCTGTGGGCATAGGTGGAGTTAGAGTGTTTGAAATAAAAGAAGGTAAAGAATATGTAATAGCAAAAGGTGAAATTACATACAATAAAGTTTTATATAAGAAAGGGCAAACTTTTGTTGGCATTAAAAATAAATCTTCTTTTAAAGGTGAAGGGGAAGTAATTAGTGTTGCCGTAGAGAGAGGTGGAAATTTGGGGAATGCCATGCATAGAAGTGTTGAAAGTATAGTAGAAGACGTAGCGTATGATATAGAAGAGGAAACTGGATTTAAAGTTGGAGAACAAGCTATTAAAAGTCTTATAAAAATAATAGAAGACCTTAAGGGAGAATCTGGTATTGCTTTATCAGAAGTGCTAGTTGCACATCCTGAAAAAAGCAGAGCCGGTACAATCGATTTAATAATAATTGACAAAACTGGTAGAGTACATTTATTTGATTTTAAGACTAAAGAAAAGGGGTTTAGATGGTACAATAGTACTAAATATGGAGTGTCTGATAAAAAGAAGTACCATATGCAATTAAACTTCTATAAGCACATGCTTGATAAAATGTTTCCATTTAAGCTGGTCGCTAGTATGAACGTTGTTATGTTACAACCTGATGTTGTTGGTGATGAAATAGTTGATGTAGAATTAGACAATACTATTTTTGATAGTGGTATAGATAGATTTGAAACCATGGAATCGGATTTTGCTGGAACGTATGGAGATAAGCCTGTAAGATATTCTGCTAGTGCTTTAATAGATAGAGTAAAAGAAGATATACGTGCTGACAGTTATATGGATTTGCCTGAATTTTTATTGTTAGCATCAGAAAAATCAAAATTAACAGAAGCTGAAACTTTATTGAAAGAAACTTTAAATAAATTCAATAAGAGGCTTGATATAATGCAAGCAAGATATTCTTTTAGTAAAAGAGAAGGTTTTGAAAAATTCATGGATGAATTAGTTACATCTCAAAATGCTACTTCTGCTTTTTTACAAATAGTAACTTATGCATATAAGCAAACCAATATAGTTAAAAAACAGTATGATGATTTAATTAAAAAAGGGGAAAGACCTACTGCAGAAACATTATATCAGTGGAAAGATTACTTAGTTGTATTTGAAGTATTAGATGATATCAAAAACTTAGTAATGGATGATCCTAGTATGTTTAGTGATCCTAAAACAATGGATATGTTAAATTCTGCAATCGATGTTAAGAATTTTATAAAACATAAATTTTTAACTATTGGTAAGGAAATTATAGCAGAGTGGTTGGCTCCATATTATAATGGAATTAGAGCAGAAATTAGGGAGAAAATACTGAGGAAGTATAGAGTAGATTTGACTAATAAAACGAGAAAATTTAGAAAAGAAGGCAATTCTAAGAAAGAAGCTAGAATAAAAGCACGTGAAGAATTAGGCACAGAGGAAGAATATGTACAAGAACAATTAACTTTAAAAGGTACAGATATAGCTAAAAAAACTTATGAATTATTATACAAAGAATTAACATTAGCATCTAGAGATGTAAGTGAATTAACCAGATGGTTAGATAATATGTTAGATGCTAGTGATCCAGTGGTTTCTGCTGCAGTCAATGCGTTTATGGAAAAAGATGATCTTCATGAAGTCGAAGCTTTAAACAAAAGAGCAGAGCTCATAGACGATTTAACAGAATTTGAAAAAACCAATCCAAAAGGCTTACTTACCTCAGAAGAAGAATTGTATTCATTTATATTAGAACGTGATGAAGATGGTGAATTAACTCAATATTTACTTAAACCTTGGACAAGTGCTTTTGAACAGATAGAAAAAAAGCATGCGGCAGAATTATTTAAAGATTATGATTCAGCACAAGCTAAGAAGAATTTAGCAGAATGGCGTAAAGAATTCATGCCTACTGATAAAGAAGCATATTATGATGGTTTAGAGGCACATTTAAATTTATTTGTTGTAGGTGAAGAGAAGCTTATACGAAACAATGAAGTAGATATTATTATAACAAATTTAGTACAAGAAGAATATCGAGATTTACATGAAATGGCCGAAGAAGGAGAAATAAGTGAATTTGCTGCAGATCAAGCATTAGAATGGATGAAACTTAATAGATGGAAATATAGTCAATTTAAAGATTATACAGATCCTAAAACTAAAAAAGTCACTAAAGCAATTAATCCTAAATGGTCTGAGTTTGTTAAAGAATTAGGTATATCAACAGAATTACCTATATATGAACAGATGGCAGAAGTTGAAAAATCAACCCATCCAAAAGCTAAATTATATAATGTTTTAATGAAATTAGCCAAAGAAGCTGATAGTATGGTACCTTATAGTTATAGATTAGGGTATCGTTTGCCTGGAGTAGCCAAAACTTCTCATGAACGAGTTAGATCAGGTCAATCCCCTGCTACTTTTTTTAAAGAAGAATTTAAAAGTAGTTTGTTTTTACGTCCAGAAGATATAGAACGTGGGGAATCGATGCAATTCAAAGATGAATTAGGCAGAGCAAAATATTTTATTCCTATTCATTACACTGCTCAGATAGAACCAAAAAATCAATCGTATGATCTTCCTGGTATATTTTATAAGCGTTGGAGTTCTGCTAATGAATACAGCCACAAACGTCAGATATTATCTGAAATGGAAATGACTAAATTTTTTGTTGAAACAAGGGATGTGAAAAAAAGAAGCGTGTTAAATAAAATTATACCAAGGAAGATAAACAAAGGGGAAGATGATGACGATCAACCAGAAAGAATGAGTGGTAGTAATCTAGCTGCTATGTTTAGTGATTGGTTTGAGTTGGCAGTATATGGTCGTAAGACTAAAGATACTAACAAGGGAACACCTAGTGGATTAATAAAGATAAATGAAAATTGGGTATTAGATACCAGTAAAGCAGTAGATGCATTGAATAGATATACCTCATTAAATTTACTCGGGGGCAATCTAGTGCAAGGTGTAGCTAATGTGCTAATAGGAGAAACAATGCAAGCGATAGATACTTTTGCTGGAGAACATGTTAATATGAAGAGTTTTACCAAAGCTAATCTTATATATCATTCGTGGTTGCCTAAAATGATGTTAGATTCTGGTCTGAAACAACCTCAACACAAAGGGTCTTTGATTATAGAACGATTCGGTATATTACACGGAGATCCTAGATATACTAATTTTGCTATGCGTACTCGTGTAGGTCAACAATTAAACTACGGTTCTTTGTATTTTATACAACAAGCGGGGGAACATTGGATGCAAGCTAGATTTTTATTTGCGTTGTTGTTAGACAAAAAGGCTTATGATAAGGAAGGCAATGAAATAGGTAGTATGCTTGAACAGTATCAAGTTAAAAATGGTAAATTAATTATTAATCCAAAAGTTGATTTGATTAAATCAAAGTGGACAGCAAAAGATCAGGCAGCTTTTAAACAAAGAGCCAAGGGGTTACTTTCCAGAATGCACGGTGAATATAGTGAATTAGGTCGTGTAGCTATACAAAGATTAGCATTAGGTCGTATGGCGTATATGTTTCGTAAATTTGTAATACCTGGTATTAAACGTAGATATGGTAGGAGAAAATATATACAAAGATTAGATCAATTTGTAGAGGGTAATTATATTACTACTGCTAAATTTGTGGCCAATTTATTTCAAGATTTAAAAATATTTAAACTTGCTTTAATGTCAGAAGAATGGGCTAAATTAAATGATCACGAAAGAGCTAATATATATCGTACAATAGCAGAAGTAGCATTTGTTATAGGTACTACTATATTAGCTAATGTATTCTTCAGGCTAAAAGAGGACGACGATGACGATGATCGTTTCAATGCTTTTCTTGCATATCAGTTTTTTAGGTTACAAACTGAATTGTTGTTTTTCTCACCTAAATTAGACGAGGCGATAACTATATTACGTTCTCCTATGGCGAGCATGTCAGTTGTAGAAAATATAATTAAAATGTTAGGTCAAATATTTCATCCGTTTGATGAATATGAACGTGGACCATGGAAAGGAGAATATAAGATTAAAAAGACTATGATTAATTTTGTTCCATTATATAAACAATATTATAAAGCACGAGATGTTGAAGAACAAATACCATGGTTTAAGAACTAGGTAGCTAGTTTTAGAACAGCGATAACAAATTTAAAAAGGTTACTTTAATTAGTAGCCTTTTTTAATTAAAAAGGGGTTAGCCCTCACTAACCCCTCATAATTAAACATCAGTTTAACCATAACACAAAAACAAAAAATGTATTTTAATATTGTTTTAAGTTCTTCTAATCAATTTTTTAATTAAATAAGGGTATCATATTACTGATACCCTTAAATGTCTTTAAATCGCTTTAAAATAGTTATTAGAGCCAATTTAACTTTTATATTTATCTATGTCTATTTCCGACATTATTCTTTTTTCAATTTCTTCGTATCTTTCTATAGGCACTAATGATAGTTTTGCTAATATTTCCATTAGCAAGTTTTTTTCATCTATAGTTTCATCTTCTTTCAAAGTAGCTTTAAAGATATTCATTATATGATATGCTATAAATTGTACTTGAAATTGTTCTAACATGTTTTCTCTCATTGTTTTTTTATCGTTTTTTTAAAACGACATACCTTTATTTATATTTGGAATTAAAAAGGGGGCTAATCAACTCTAGCCCCCATATCATAAATTTCATAATTTAAATCAAACCTGTCAAATAATTCATCAATTCTGCTCCAATTGATATCATATTCTAACTTGACTTGTTTATCATTTTTCTTTTTGTTTATTTTATATAATATGCAATGCATGTCTGAGCCTTCTTCTTGTTCCCAAAATTGTAACAATCGTTTCTTATATTCATCAGTTAAAGTTGAATATAAGCCTGCCATTGAACTAAAAAAATCTTCTTCTTGTTCTTTTGGGGTTTCAAAAACATATATAACATGATTATTGTGAATGTATACTTCTTTCCATCCACCTATTTCCTCTTCTTCATAAAAAACAACTAGTATCATGTTATCATATTCTGGCTTATTAAAATCTGCAATATAAGCATTTATAAAATTATCTGTTAAAATGTCTTTATATGTTTTGTCATCACTTAATACCATAGGCAAAATAAACTTTGTTGTATTGTTTTTATTTAGCAATATTGGATTCATGTGATTTATATTAATTCTATTCCTTCACCTTCATAATATAAACGAGAATGTTCCCATTCATTATTATCAAAATGCCATTTTAATTCATTCATTAACTTCTCTATTTCCTCTAGTCCTTCAAGTAATCGTCTTTCCGACATTTTAAATACTTTTGTTTCTGGAATTTCTTTTGTACTTGTTGCTACTATGAATGTCTCTTTTTCATATTCGTCAATATCGAGGTTTAGTTCATTTTTAAAATACCAACCTACAGCTATCCAATAAAAAGCTAGTTGACGATTATACTTATATTCTATGGCTTTGTCTGCGAACTCTGATAAGTGACTAGATGTTTTCAAATCTACTAGAATTACTTTTTTTTCTTCATGGTTAATTATAATCCTATCAACCATTGATTTACATGGTATACCATTTTTATAAACCCAATAAATAGGCAATTCGTTTTTAATGTATAATTTATCTGAGTTTCCAAATGTTGCATTTGTTTCATTATACATTAATTCTCTTGCTTTTTTGTGGGTTAATAAACTATGTTTGATGTTATTGTAATCATTTAATACTTTTGTTGGTAGTATTTTAGTATACTTATGTGAAAGTTTTAAATATTTTATATAATCTTCGAAATCTTTTACTAATTTTTTAGCTTTTTCTAGTATAATTTCATCATTTTCTTTAGTAGAGTATGCAGATTTATACGCTTTTATAAGTTTTTCATCTTTTTTTCCTTTCCTTAATCTAGAAAAAGTCTCACAAAATGCTTTTTGTTGACTACTTTTAGGTTGTGGATAATCCATAAAGATGTATTGTTTATCAAATTCTTCAGGTTCAAGTATATACATATGTATTTCTTGACCTTTTTCAAAATAAGAAGGTATAATTTCTTCAATTTCTTTGTCTAACATTAGTTTAAAGTATTTGGGAGATACTTGAAACCACGACAAAGAGGAATTACTTACCTTTTTTTCTTTGTAGTAATCCTTCATTTTTACTTTTTATTATTTCAATTACTTCATCTACTTGTTTCTGATTTCTAGGCATGTATAAATCTAACAATAGATCATTTCTATATATATAATATTTAAATAATTTCCATCTTAAAGGAAAAGCATCGTTGGGATTTCCTTTAGTTTCTATTATCCATCCTATTATTTCAGGATTAAATGCATATGTACCTACAAAATCAGGAGTGTAATTTATGCTTCTTATTAAGGGACGTTGTAAACCAAACGTTCTTACTCCTTTTCTTTTAAATAATTCATAACTATCGTTTTCAAATGTAAACGACGGCATTAGTTCAAATTTATTTTCTTCATATTGGAATAAAAGTTTAGCTTCTTTTAATTTTTTATAACAATATAGTTCAAGTTTACTTTTAAATTGTATTCCATTATATTTAAGAGGAGTAGCGTTACGAACTTTCTTGTTTTTCTTCTTTATTTTCCTCTTGTATTGCATAATATAATATTGCTAGATAGTTTATAGCATCCGATATAGTATCATAGATGCTTTCATCTTTCACATTAGCATCTTGTTCTATAAGATTACTAATCCTAGTTATCTTATCCATAATTCTAACTAAGATACCTTGTGACATTTTTATTTTAGCTAAGTTGGCTGATAATTCAAAATTTCTAAGACCAAACTTATGATCTTTACCTGAATAATCAGCATTTTTAACTTTCATTGTTTCAATCGAATTTCTATATAGTTCAATTGTATTTTCAATCAAATTCATTTTCATTTTATTTTAAAACCTCTTCTTTGAACAATTCTTTTAATAATTCAATTGTCTTCTCTTTACTCATCTCTTTACGAAAGTCACTTATATCTTTTACTTTGTATATTTCAAGATAATGTTTTGGTATAAATACTGATTTAAGATTATATCGTTTAGATAGTTTTTTTGCACCTTCAACGCCACCATCATCGTAGTCAAAGAATATTACGATTTTTTTGAATCTTTGTTTCAAATTATCCATTATTTTTTTAGGTATGGTAGATTGTTCACTTTGTGGTGCTACTGAAGTATAACCTAATGAATGTAGGGTCATTACATCTTTTAGAGATTTAGTTATTATAAGTAAATCACCAGAGTCTGGTAATTGTTCTAATCCTTGTAAATCATAAGAACTACAATTGTTTCTCCATTTGTTTTTTCTTACTTTAGCATATGGTCTATAGATTTTAAACTTATCATATATTTTATATGCATATATAGGATTATCTTTATTATAAGTAAATCCAGATGGTTCTCCATTTACCCAAAAGGTTTGTATTGGAAAGACGTTAAAATACTTTAGTATTTCCCTATCTATTCCATATTGTTCCCAATACTCATCATCAGCTTTAGTGAAGTATTTACGAGTTATTCCTATTATAGTGCTTGGTATAGATACTCTTTCTGCTGGTTTAATAGATTTAATTTTAGGCTTTAGTTCTTTACCTGCTATAATATCTTCCCATACTTTCTCTAATGCTTTATTAAACTTTAGATCAAATAATTTTTGTACAAAGGTTATTACATTGCCTGCTTCACCTGTTGCAAAATCTTTCCATAATAAGTTGCCTACTTTATTTCTGAATATACTCCAAGATGGATGTTTATCAGTTCTAAATGGAGATGACATTGGTTTGTTAACTTTTAAATTGTAACCTAAGTAATGACTATATATTTGATATTCATCAACATATTTTAAAATTTTCTCATAAGTTACTTCGTCTGTTACTTTGGTTGTATCGTACATAATTATAAATATAAAAGGGCTCGGTGTCGCATTGCGTGTCATTTCACGAACTTACGTTCCCTGTCTACCAAGCCCTTGATTATATATTAGAATGGCAGTCCTTCAGTACCGCCTGTTGTTTCTGATTGTGTATCATTACTTTCTGTCCCTGCAAAAGGATTGGACTCAACCTTAGGTTCGTTATCTACCCTATCTCTTTTCATCTTATCTATGGATATGATTTCAAGTTTGGACTTTTCCTTAGGTACATCCATGCTTTCTATAAAAGGAACATAATTTGGTAATGATGTATAATTGTTGTTCGAATAAACAACTTTAATTCTGACTAACTTGTTGTTAAATTTATCATCTAAAAGCTTTATAGTATTTTCACAAAATGATTTAAAATCTTCTGCTTTAAATACATATGCTTCTTCTGGTATAAATTTTGTTACTATATGTTTTACCCTTTTCATCTGATTTGCTTTCTTATTTTTAAGTTTAACAGGATCAGGATCTTTGGGTTCCCATTCTGTATGTGGAAGAGTTTTACCCTCTTTCTCAAAAGTAAACACCATAAATTTATTACCTTCGGTGCTTTCTTTATATTCCACATTTGTAAGTTTTACATTTTCATGAATACCTACATCTATGAAATTTACTCCAGTTGTTTCAGAATTTATTTCTAAAGTTACATCGTACATGTTTATAATACTCCTATATTATTTATTACTTAATTTCTCGTTTACTTTTTTAACGAATTCTGCATAATCATTAGGTATAGTATCCATACTCATAGATTCAGGATCATCTAAAAACACTGGTGGAGTTTTCGCAGAATTATATCCATCTGAGTTTAATATTATATAATAATTACGTTTGTCATCTACAATATTCATTTCGGTGAAATGTACAATAGTAAATTCTTTTTCCACTTTACCTTTCCATTTACCACCTGGTACATACATTCTTTTTTCCTCTGCACCACGTTCTGTTTCTACCCAATCATAATGTGCTGTTACAACAATATGTTTTGGATATTTTTTTATCATGAATAATAGTTTTCCAACTTCTTCGTTAAAATAATTCCAAATATCAAAACCTTTCTTTGTTTCATGAGCAGTTTTGTGTAAACTATCAAAGTATGCCGATAAACTGTCTAATACAACTAACTCTATAGTATCGTCTTTTGCGTATTCGATAAGTTTCTGATAACATTCTTGCCAATTATTCGGAGTACTATAATGTTTAAAATTGTTAATGAAAGGCAATGGTTTATTCTCCATATTTACAAATCCAGTAGTTTCTGGATCTAAATTTCGAAGTGCCATTGTCTTTCCTTTACCTGGCATACCAACTAATGCGAATTGGTATGGCGTTACTTTCATTATAGTTTGTTTTTTTAAAATAGTACCTGGGGCAAGTAACCGCTATTGCGTTCGGGTACATTTCTGTCCACGGTGGCATTGCATATTGTCTATGGACGACGTTACAATCTTGCCCCATAGCCTCAATTTTGGTACTATATATAGTTAATTAATAAAATTAACGAATTTCGAAATCGAGATATTTTCTACCTCTATAATCTTCGTTAATGAAAAGTTTAGTACCGTCAACGATAATAAACTCATTTCCAAAAAGGTCTACGTAGATGTCATATTGATCATAACCGATTTTTACCCAGTTACGAAATATATGTACACTATCTACATTTTTCTCTTCAAGCAAAACTACTACACCTTCGGCTACGATACCACCAAGAACATGTATTAGAATTGGTTTTTCTTTCTTACTCTTTTTAGGTTTCCTTTTTGGTTTTCTTCTTTTTATTGGTTCTTCGATGCAGATACAATCAAATCTTATATCATCATCTTCATAAGATACAGTAGCAGTATTTGCTTTTGAATACTTATGTACAAAACCTATTAGTTTCTCAAATTCCATTATACTAAATATGTTTTTAGTATGACAATATTTTCTCTCGTCAAGAGAAAAAACTTCTTTTGGATCTTTGAGTATGCGGTAATCATAATTACGTCCATCTCCGAACACAATTACATCACCTTCTTTAGCTTGGCTAATATGAGGAGTTCCTCTTTTATTAACAAGTTCATTTTCAATTACTTCAACTTGAAAAAGTCCAAATAGAAGTTTGGCATACCCATTAGTAGCATCATTAAGTACCACAAATGGGTATTTTTTGCCAGATTTGTTATTATTTGTTACTTTTTCTGTAAAGGCGCTTACGCCAAATATATTTGTCATATATGTTTATTTATTTTACTTCATTAATGTTTATTTCTTCTATAGAATTATATTTCAAATTATTATAGAAGGTGAAAATTTTAGGCTCTCCTTCCCGAACTTTTAAAAAATGCATATAAATTATATTCTCGACAGGTTTTTTGCTTGGTCCATATCTTGATATTTGTAAAAGTTCAGGACGATGTAATACTATAACATAATCCGAAATTTGAAATATAGAATCAGAACCAAATAAATCTCTTCGCATTGGAAAATGTAACGAAGGATTATTGATTCTTTCAGAGCTTTCTATTTCTCTGTTCATTTGACTTAACTGAATAATAGTAGTTTTACCTACTTTCTTAGCTTCCATAAATACTCTTTGTAACTCGTACAATGTTTCTCTTTCTTTTTGTCCTTGTTTGTTTTTAGTTAATAAGGTATGATCAAGGATAATAACTATCCATGTACCTTTGGGGACAAACTTTTTATGAAAATAGTCAATAGTATTTTTTATTTCATCTACTGTACCAGGGCGATCTACATAGTAGATAGGATACTTTTCGATTAGTTTCGCATGATGTTTTATTTGTTCAAATTCAGAATCCTGCATTGTTTTTATTCGATCATCACCACTGTAAAGTTCACTAGTTGTCTTTTTTAATTTGTAACTTAATTTTCTTCCAATTTGTCTGCTACTAAGCATTTCAAAATTGAAAGATAAGACTATAAAATTTTCAGTTGGATTTAAATCAAACAAATCCGTTTCTAAACTATTAACAAATGAAGATTTACCACTACCAGATATACCAGCAATGCTGTATATCGTACTTGGTTCTATACCACCCATACACTGACGATTAAATTTAGACCATCTAGTTTTTAGAGATTTGACAACTCCTTTACGTCTGTTGTCAATATAATGGACTATCTCGTTAGTTGGCTCTTTTATATGTCTAAAAGGCAGTATATTATTCGATGTCTGTTCCATAGCCTATAGTTTTGTCATCTGGAATGGTTACATGGTCGTCTTCGGCCATATCTGTAAATGTCGTCCAGGCTTCAGATGAGAGCCATGTAGGCATACGTTTCATAAAACGCATCGAACCATGAGATTCTCTGTATTCTATTTCTTTTTCTAGACATTTTATTATAAACCTATGTTTACTAGGATTACCTGAGATAATGTTATTGTAAATCTTTTTGCACCTCTTACGATCCATTCTTAAATAATCATAACCACCATCTGGTCTTAAAACTTTTACAGGATAAGTTTTATAGAATTCTTCAAAAGGATCTTCTGAGAAAGATAATTCTTTTAAAAAATCCGAAGATGGTTGTATTTTGTTGACACTTACATATTCGTCTGGAGGTTCGCTTAATAGACCTATACTATACAGATATTTCCAATCTTGAAATAAAGTGAGATGTGTTTCTGTAGTTCTCAAATAATTGTTTAATTGAGAGTGTTTATTGTCTAAAGCTAATTTTAGTATTAGATATTGGTGAGCTGTTATTCTCTTTCTTTTTAAGTATTGTAAATCAATCTCTATTATCATGTTGTGTTAAATTATAGAGAGTGATTACATTTGGTAAATTTGTAGAATTATTTAATTCTCACTCTTTTAATTATTGTTTTATATTTACCTTCTTTTATTTTTTTTACTTCAACTATTTTTTTTCTAAATAGTATTTTTTTAAATGGTTGTATTTTCATAATATGATCTATTTCAACATCATATTTAAATACATCTTTAACAAATTCAGCTTTTGTTCTTTTATCTGCTTTTTTATATAATGGATACATAACATCAATTAATTCAAGAGCTAATCGTAATTCTTTGACATTTGGTCTATAACCACCTATATCAACTTTACCATTAATTATGTGTAATTCATTATCAAAAGTTATGCATGTTATGCTTCCAAATTTATCACTTAAATTATTTATATTATTTAGAATTTCTTCTTCTAATCTTTTGCGAAGTTTTTTTGGTACTTTTTGTGACATTTAATTTAATTGAATAAAGATAATTGTCTATCTATAATAGCATCAATTATCTTTTGAGTTGTATTAATGTAATAATTGTAATCTATATTGTATTCATTAATTTCTTTTTCTTCAAAGGTGTTAAATATAGTAACTCTTTTGTTTGCCTCATAATTAGTTATTATATCTTCTTCTCTATTTGTTTTTAATAATGTTCCACCATCAGTTGAAACATAATATCGCACTGATCTTTGAAGTAAGGTTTTATGAACTTTTCCATTCTTTACATAATGAAATTCATTTTGAAATCTTTCATCTATTTTTTTAGCAATGCAAAAATTATATATATCCTTATTGTTATATATTGTATCTTTTATTGGTATGTTTTTTACAAAGTAATTGTATAATGCAATAGAAACAATTGGTTTATCCCAACCTTTATTTAAAGGATCTGTCATATTTGAAAACTTTTTAGGAAAATCTTTTATAAATATTCCTTTAGTCTTTACTTCACCTCCTCGTTTTATTGCTATATAATTATTTACATCTCTTCTAATATACTTAGTATAATATGCATATTCTAATTCATATTTAGTATATTGTTCCCATCTTTTGCATATTTCAAAATATTTGTCTTTCTTATTCTTAGGTACTAAAACTGTGATACCATCTGTATTAGCAGATATAGTTTTAAATCCATTTAATGATAATTGTTCTATTAACATTAATAAAAATAATTGTCCATTTATACTTACCTTAACGCTAACTAATGGATCATAAAGCCAATGATTAGGATTTAAAGTTTTTCCTACTGTAGCATTTAATACTATTTTTAATCCTTCACTGGTAGTCATATCTCCCTCTTTCTTAGCTTTTATTCTAGTGTTTCTTAAATCTATAAAGTTTTTAAGAAATTTATTACCTAAATGAGCAGGAGTTAATTCATAGTTAATAAAGGTTGCTGGATACATTGAAGCTATATCTGCATCAATTATATATGTATCATCTGTTTCTTCAAACATTGCACCTTTATCTACTGAATGGAGACCTCCTACCCCCATTTTATATTTAGTGCCATCAAATACGAAAACTTTATTAAAGAACGGCATGTCTTTATAATAGACATGGTTTTTAACATTTTCTAAAACTTCATCTAAAGTATTTGTATTGAATCGTACATTATCTAATACAACCCAATCAAATCGTATGAAAGGTCTTTTAGTTCTTAACCCTTTAAAATATTTGAACTGAAGTCCTGATGTTTCAGAATAAAATTTTTCAAGTAATCTATTAGCTATTCCACTATCAGATTCTGAAAAAACATTTACTTTATATTTTTTAGCCAGTTCAAATCTTAGTTTAATATTATCTTCTAGATGGTAAAATAATTTTTCAGTTATTAAAACATCATTTAAATTATATTCACGAATTATATCTACTTCATTAGCTTTAATCACATTATTCATAGGTATTGGTAAATCTTGTAATTTAGGCCATTTTAATGAGACTCCTATTAGTTTTAATGATTTACGATAAAATCCTATTTTCATTAAATCTAAAAATTTAAATGGTAAATTATATCTATAATCAGTAAAATCACTATCTATTAATATTTTAGCAAATTTAAATAATTCATTAGCTTGCTCTTCTGGTGGTCTCATAGTTAAAGAAAAATGATTCTTATATATATAATTTAATATTTGGTTATCAAAAGTATAATTATTATAACCTACTAACCACTTTTCAGAATCATTTATAAACTGATATAATTCATCCATATCGCTTTTATCATCAAATATGATAAATTCTTTTAGTTCTTTGGTATTTGGATTTTTAAATATAACAGAAAAATAATTAATGTATGTTTCTATATCGTATATCCAAATCATTTTTAAATGTATTTAAAGACAGCATAAGGCATTTTATCTAACTTGTTGGTACTCTTATATACCTGAGTCTTAAAATGCCTTAAATCGTCTTATTTTGTTTTCTCTTTTTGTTTTTTCACTTGTTCATGAATAGTATGCCATGGATCTGTACAAAGTTTATCTTCTATTTTACCACGTTCTCTTTTTTTACAAGTTGGACATACTTTATTCTTTTTATAGTGTTCTTCAAGTTTTTTCTGTTCCTCTTCTCTTTTACGTTTTTCCTCTTCAATTTGTTTCCTATATTCGAAGATTTTTTTAGATATTTCTGGAGGATAGTTATATTGTATTATTGTTTTATATTTAGGTTTAGCAATACGTTTTACTATAACTATTTTTTCTTCATATCCTGCCAATATCTTTTTATATAAGTATTCACCTTTACTATTTATACGTATTCTTTCTGTACCATCTGAAAATCTATCGGTCCAAAGAGTATAATAAAAAATGGGTCGATTAACTTTAATTCGTTTTTCAATCCATTTGTCTTTTGGTTCTATTTTTATTGTTTGTAGTTTAGCAAATCTTGAATTTAATCTTCGTTTTTGATTGCCTCTACGTATTCGTCTATCTCCTTTACCAATAGGCGAAGGAGTATTGTTTTCTTTAGTCATATTATACTGCTATTTTAGTACCATTGGTAAGTAATACATACAACTTAGTTTCATGTATTACTTTAGTATTTTTGGCTGGTATATTACCGTGCCTATTGCGTATTTTCTTTTGTTTTTCTTCTTTGTCTTTTAATGAATTAGCATATATACCTAAGAAACATTTGCCAATATTATCATTTGGAACATCTGCAATTGGATTTCTACTATCTAATCTTAAAAGATATCGCCAATCTTGATTTATAGGATCATTTATTTTATTTTTAGTAAACCATTTATCATATATCGGTTTTTGAATCATATCAAATTGGCTAAGAAGTCTTTGATGTATACCTTCTACATATACATCATGTTCATAACATTGATTATCTTTTTTAGGATATACTACTACTTTTAATCCTCTTATTTTGAACATTAATGGTAAATTATCATAATGTAATAACCTATAAAGATAATCAGTTTTGAAATATTTTTTCACTTTTATATAGTTTTTTTGTAAAGCTTTCTTCAATTCTTCTTTTCTATTTGCATAATAATGATCTTCTCCGTTTTTACCTACAGTTTCTTCTACATAAAATATTGTGATTTCTCCATTCGGTTTACGAAAAATAACATTTGGTCTTTCATAAAGGAAACCTTCCTTAGAAAATTCTCCTAAAGAAGGTGTCCTATATAAATTATAATAAGTAAGTCTGAAAGCTCTACTAAGAGCTTTGTTTTTAGTCATTCTTCTCGTAGATGTTATTTTCTCTTAGAATTTTTGATCGTTCTTTTTTAAGTTGTTTTTTTCTAACATCATAATAATCTTTTTCTATGAAAGGAAGAGCTCTATCTAGCTCTGCTTCAGCATAGTGTATTCCTACAAGATTTGTTATTGTTTCTGTGTTTTTTTCATCAAGAATTTTTATTTGATGCATAAGAGCATCTTTTTTTTCATCTGTGTTCATTTGATTTATTTTTTTTATTGACTAATTTATTTCTATTTGCTTCATATTGACCAGTCCAAATCGTAAAGTTGGCAAATATTCCCATTTCTTTTGACCATAAGAATGATTCTCCACCTGGTATAGCATCAGTAAATACATTATCTGCATGCCATTTGTCAACTGGTGATAAAGCGGTTATTTGACGACATAAAACTCCACCACTAGTAAATATTGGTGCAACTTTTATATCTTGTTTTTTGTGTAAATGACCATGATGCCATTCTCTAAATTTACTTTTACCCCACATTTCTGGGAATTTCTGGGCAAGTTCATTACTCCAAGTGTTTTGTTTGCCTGTAATTCTATGAGTCCATCCTACTAATAAGGTGCCCCATAGTCTGGCTTTGCTTGGATCTTCGCTTGTATCAAAAGTAACTCGTTTATAATTACGGAAATATTGTTCTAATGCATGACATAGCATGAATGATGCTAAGAAGTCATGATTACCAGGTATCCATATAACTTCAACAGGGGCAATCTTACTTGCTTTAATAATGTTATCTTTGCTTATAATAAAAGCTTTCTTATGTACTTTTGTTATTCTACCATCAACATCTAAAGTATGTTGACCACCCGTTGTATTTCCCGCCATGTTATCCATATGATACATGTCTTGTCCTATGATATAAAATATCTTTTCAGGTTTATGTGGAGCTATCAATGCAAGATTTTCATCTGTTGCATATTGATAATCTTTTAATGCAATATTGAGATCATAATTCCTATAACCTGTTTCTTGCAACCATGCTAATTTTGCTAAATGAGCATCAAAAGTTGTTAATTCTGCAGCTATACCATTTTCATAGTGTTTACTAAGAGTAAGAACTTCTGGTGGTTTATAAGCTGGCATATCTTTTACTATTTCTTCAAAAGATTTAAGAATATCAGCTTCAATAGGTTTACGCATGAATGTTACCTCAACTGAATTGGTTTCATTTTTAGCTACCATAAATTCTGGAAAATGTTGACTATGACCATCCATAAGTTGTTGTTTGATCATGTTTCCTTTTTCATCTGGTTGAGTCTCAATAGTCCATGTTAATTCTTGTTCTCGTTTTTTAGCTGATGTATTCCACCAACCTTCTTTTACTTTAAAGGAATGTACATAAAATAAGTTCATGTCTATTTCTAATTTCTTAGCTATTTCTTTTATAACTTTAGAACCTATTCCACTATAATTTCCTTTACCTGTTACTTTTTTTGATGTATTCATATTTTGATGTTTTAATATTTAAAAAGGGTGGCCCTACTTGGGTTCGCACCAAGGACTCATACTAAATTTATAGTAAGCTACTACCTTAATTCTGTGATAATAATAGGGCCTTCCCGTTAATTTACTCTTCTCCAAATAATTTTTGGATTTCTTCTAGTTTTTCAGCAACTTTTTCTTCTGATAAACAATCTCCTTTATCAATAACTACGAATTCTCTACTTTCAGAAACATCTATTTCTATACCTGGTTCTGGTTCTGAGTTATCCCAGGACCATTCGTCAACAGTGTTACTAAGTATAGAAACTGCTTGTCCTAATCCATAGTTTCCAGCTATTTTTCCTATCATGATTTGAAATAGCCAATATCTCAAAAACCATGGAGAAAATATATTTAATAATAAAGATTTGTTTATTGGTTCAGTGTAATCTTTTACAAGTATTTCTATACTTAGATAATCAATTGGTTTGTCATGATAATATCCAGTATTTTTACCGCTTTCTACTGCATATATTCTTACTTTATAACTTAAATTTTCTAAATAATCTGCAATAGTAACTGCTGCAAATGCTTTATATAACATTTCTTCTGGTGATACAAAAGCATTTTCACCTACCATAACGTACATATCAACAAATTTACCATTTTGGTTACCTTTGTCTCTTACACGTTCTTTTAAAAATTGTTTTCCTTCATACAATCTTTCAATATCCATAGTGTCTCCGTCTATATCATTCCATTTATATTTAAATTTAGATGATCCTAATTCAGGAAACATATCTTCAATTTCTTGTAATTTTTCTATTCCTGGAGTATAACCATATTTATATTTTTCAATATCTATATTTGTTAATCCTCTAAAACCTGGATTATCGTTAAATATTTCATCTTTTATTCTCTCTTCACATCCTCCTGCTTCATGATCTATTATTCCACATTCAGTATAAAAATCATCTAGAGAGTCAAATTTGAAATATAAATTTACTCCATCACTTTCATTTTTCATGTATCTTTTCTAATTTCGCGTAATCCTACTGTATCGGTAATTTCTTCAAAATCAATATTTACTTCATTGGTATCTGGTTCAATATATCTTTGTAACATATTTAGTTCATTAGGAGACCAGTTTAATATTAATCTTTCTCTCCAATCGGTTGGAAAATGTTTTTTTATATTACAACCATTTATTATCATTCTCGTAGATGCAATTCTACGAAGAGCATTCTTTTTAATGACATCTCTTAACAACCATATGTAGTTTACAACGTCATTATCAAATTGAGATTCATATTCTATAGAATAATCTACTTCAAGTATGCCGCCAACAAATCTATCGATAGTTGATGCATCTAATTGATTATTAGATACATATTGTCTATTAGCACCTTGTCCGAATGTATTAGAAGTAGCAATGATTATACAATCTTCGTGTCGTCGTTTAATACCTGTTGTAGTATTAACAAATCCGTTTGCTAAAGCTGAGTTAGCAACTTGAGCTACTGATGGATCAAGAGCTGTAAACTCATCTAATATTATTACAGATGCTTTTTCATAAAAATCTGCAAATTTAGTAGATTCTCGACTTGGATATTTATATCCTAAAAACTCTGTTGCACTTGTTCCTAAACCACAAGAAATTACGAAACTTTCTCTTTTTAAACGTTTGGCTACATTTTCTGACATTACTGTTTTGCCACAGCCAGCTGGTCCTACAAGCCATAGATTTTTTATACCTGCTTGTATAGTATTAAGAATAGTTTCTTCGTCTACAAAAATATTATTTAAAGTTTCTATTTTAAAATCAACTTTTACTTTTTTATTTGCACCTTCGCCTTGTCCTGATTCTGTCTTCTTAGCTTCTTTTTTTTCATTTTCACCATCTTCGCCTTTACCTTTGCCTTCTTCTCCGTCTTTTTCTTTTGATTTTTTCGGTGGAAATTTTTCAAAAGTAACTTTATTATGAGGAACTTTTACTATTACTCCAGTAGGGGTTTTTATTTTAATGTACTTTTCTGTATTTTCAATTACTTTGAATTCTCCAGTTGTTACATTAGAATTATCATTATTTAATTTAACTTTACCAATAAATTTATCAGAGGTTTTTAATCCCTTTAATACTTCCATATTTGTTATGTTTGTTATATTTTAAAAATAAAGGGCTACTTTTCACAGTAGCCCTGGTCTTTGAATTGCATATTATGCAAATCTAGACTATTTCGCAAGTATCATTATTACAAAATAGTTCTGGTTTAGATTCTTCACTTACACCATTTAATTCAAATGGTTTTAATTTGCGAATCATTTTTTTGTATTCATCTTCAGATATTTCTTCATATGGCATTTGTGGATATGAAGTTTTCTCTAATTTTGGTAAAAAGCTAACTCCTTTCAATTTATATTGAAAATAATTAAGAGCAGATGCTATTTGATCTTTTTCTTCTTTTTTAAATGTTATTGTACACGATACTTGGTTATCTGCCCAGTACTCTTGTAAAAATGCGGCTAAAGATAATTGTTCCCACATACTTACTTCAGATAGTGTACGAGTTCCTGTAATTGCCACAGGAATCTCAATAACAGAAGTATTTTCTGGATCATTTACATCTAATTCTACTTTATAGTTAGCTTTTTTAATATATTCAAGTAAATTAGAATTATTAGATATTCTAATTCTTCTTTTATAATAGTTTCCCTCAGGAAAATGCATTCCTGGTGTTACTCCAGGTAATAAAGACACTGTACCTGAAGGTTTAATGCTGGTTGTTTTTATACTTCTAGGTATAGCAAACCAGTCACTATATATTTTATCATAGTATTGTATTATATTGTATCCATCGTCCAACCATTCATATAATTGGTGAATACCATTACTGTCAAGGAATTGAGCTATTCCACTAACAGAAGTTCCAATGCGTCTATTACGTAATTGTACTCTATTTGTTTCTGACCAATGAGTTGTACCTAAAGTTACAGTTTTTGCATATAGGTATGCGAATTTTAATGTGCGTTTAAAGTCCTCTAAGGACTCATGCATTGTTGGAAATGTTTCTACCAAGCAACACATTTCATATGATTCTAAGGTTTGTTCCATGCATGGATTAGCTCCGACACTACGTAAGTCTCTTCTGTTACTATTATCTCCGAGTCTTCCGAAGTTACGCATGTTATCAAGCCAGGCAAATCCAGGTTCACCGTTCTTACCTGCTTGCTTTGCAACAGCTTTGTAATCTTGTCCCAGTTCACAAAATACTGAGTTATTACTTGCCCATCCCCATTGAGCACGATGCACGTTTCTTCCAACATAGGTTTCAGTTTTATTATCCCAAATGTAGTCTTTAAGTTTAAGATAGTCTTCGTCATTTGGGTCACCAAATACTATTTGAGCAGTTCTTCTAACATTACCTGCAACTACACAAACACCAATCATATTCATAATATCTACAATATCTTGAATAGTAATTTTTTCACCTATTCTTTTACTTAATAGATGTTTTATTTGTTCATGTAATTTACGTAATGGTTCGGCTCCTGCCGATTTACCACCAAAAGTTTTTATAGTTTCACCTTTTTTTCTTATTTTATTATATTTAAACACAGGGAGTGATTCTCCTTTAAAATAAGCATTTAAAACTAATTTGAGTGATTCTACCCAACCTTCTCTGGTATCAGGTATTGTAAATTCATATGAATCTTTAGATGGTTTTAAAATAGTTAATTTTTTAGCTCCTTTAACATCAAATCCTACGCCTACTCCAAGCATAGAAAAATCCATCATAAATTCAAATGGTTTACTTAAGTCTTTATCTAAATTTTCAGTAGATACAAAAGCACAATTATTTAAAGCAACAAATAAACCTCTATTTTCGATTATATCTGTTCCCATGGCCCATAAACCACGACCTGGTGGTAAAAATTTCATATTAAACATTCGATCATACATTTCTTCTGCAGATCTATGTGCTTTTTCTTCATCCCAACCTAAGTTGTTTTCTGTAATATAACGCTTTTGAATAGAATATGTGCCTTCTACAACTCTTCGAATTGTTTCATACCATTTTTCATTTAAGCCATTCTCTTTTATTCTAGAGTATGTTCTTAAATAAGTTATCTCTCCTAATCCATTAAATCCAAACTCTGGTTTAATACTTTTATATTTATTTATAAAACTATCTTTTAATTCAAAATTCATTCGATTCTAACTTGTTATAAAAGGCTGTGTATTGAACACAGCCCTTATTTTTATTTATCTTCTGTATATAATTTTTTTGAAGCAAGTTTTAAATCGTCATCGATTTCAACTTTAATTTTGGTATCTCTGTTGAAATTTGTTAGTTTAGTTTTAATTTTAGACTTTTCTTCTTCCAATGATTTAATAATGTCATTAATTTCAGTATCTATAAAGTAAGCATTATCATTATTATCGATATTTAAATTTTGAAAAAATCTTATTCGATTATTGATATTAAATAATTTATATATATAATAATTATTTGTATTTTTATCAGCATGTTTTTGTTTATTTGCATCCTGAATGGCTTCTTTAAGTACTATAAATTGATCTTCTAACATTTCTAATCTTATTAAAATTGAATCTAGATCAATTCCTGCTTCATTATAATCTTGGATATATTGGAGAGCTTTTGCTATTTCTTCTTCTACTTCATCCCTCATTTTTCTTACTATTGTGAGGGGCAGTTTTATTTTCATATTCTATTTGATTTTTTGGAACTATTAGAAAACCTGTCAATTCTAACAGTAATTAATACATACCAAGCATTTTCTAATATCTTTCCAAAGCAATCATAGTATATAAATATTTACCTATACTTCTTTCCTTTTTGTTTTTATAAGTAAATATCATGGGATCTATTGTTTTCCCATTTTTAATTATTTCATAATGTAAATGCGATCCTGTTGTTAAACCTGTAATACCCACAGTACCTAATACTGTTTTTACATTGATAATATCACCTTTATTTACATTGATTTTTTTCAAATGTGCATACCTTGTTCTATAACCATTTGCATGTTTAATTATTACTTGGTTTCCATAGCCATATTTGGAATATTTAATAAGTTCTACAATTCCATTAGCTGTAGCTCGAACATTAGTATTTAATTCTGATTTAATATCTATACCAACATGTTTGTGCCAATGTTTATATATTGGATGTAATCTATAACCATAGTCACTACTTATTCCTTGTATTAAAGTTGGTTTAATTGGAGAGTATATTGGAATACTATCCAAGTAAAGATATATTGCAGTGCTTTCATCTTCTATTCTGCTTTTTATTTTTTCTACTTCTTCACTATATATAATGTAATCATTTTTACTTTTTTCATTGATGATTTCACCTCCACCAACGAAAGCAGTTGAAGCATTAAGAGCAAAAAGAAGAAAAAGCAATTTTAGCAATTTCTTCATAATATAAAATTTAGTTTGACATGTACGTTTATTGTACGTATGTGTTTTTAAAAGGTTGCATTTTTAATTAACATAATTTTGATTGCTTTGTGGTGTAACTTTTAGTTTCTACCACAATGTATACTCACACCCCTACCACGTGAAGGTAGTTACTTAAGGGGCAGGCACCCATAATAGGTGCCAATGTGATTGTTAAATGTTGTTAACTTAGAATGTTACGCAATTTGCTTTATGGGAAAAATGCGATTAATTCTTATTGGTAAATTAGTTAAATGACTTTTCATATCATCTAACCAAGTTGATGTGTTTTCTTTTTTCGTTTTCATTTTTTGTCTGAATAGAGTAGTTATTCCATATATTGATCTTTTTGATATAAACGATAATGTTATATTCGAATTATAGGAATATTCAAGAGAGCTTTGTTCAGAAATTGATATATCTTGTATATTGTTACAATATAAATTAAATTGTTCCCAAACATAATCAAGTATGTCCCAATGTCTACGCATGTTCATTAATTGAAACATTGCTGAAATTGTATCATTAAACACGACTCGATAACCAATTCCTTTGCCTTTTTTTTCTGCTTCATCTGCTATTTTCTCAGGAATGGTTTTTATAATTAGATCCGTAATTAGTATTTTTTCTTTTTTGAAAGAATACCAATGTTTTTTTAATGTTATTATACCTGAGTGAGCTACTCTTACATAGCTCACGTCAGGAAATAATGTTGTTAGCATTTTTTTTACTCTAACTCTTGTTGATTGAGTTATATTTATTATTCTATCAATTGTTTTCATAAATATTATCCTGATAACATCAATCTTATATGTTCTACAATTGTGTTATAGTCATACATTGTCATGTCATCAATTTTAACTATATTAATATGATAGAGAAATTGTTTACCAATAAACAACATACTGCCTAATATAAAAGCAACGATTCCCATTTTTCTTAATATATATTTCCAATCAAAATATCCATGTTTATAATCATTTCTATAAAATATGAAAATACTAAATAATAAGAAAAGAGATACAATTGTAATTAACCAAATTGTATATATTGCATCTACTTTAGCTTTTAAATTTATTAAAGATAGTATGTCTTCTTCAGTATAATTTGTAGCTCTACCTAAACGATCAATGATCGTTTCCCACCTCCCTTCTTGTTGAAATTGTAGATAGGTAAATAGATTGCTATTTAAATCATCTAGAGCTGAAACCAGTTTATTTGTTGCAATTGAATGCAATTCTGTTATTAATCCCATTTGACTAAGATATTCAGTGGTCCTTATATCGTCAATAATAATCTGAGCTGGTTCAAATTGTACATTAACTTTTGATTCCTCTTCGTACATGTATGAAGTTGAATCTTCCTGTATTACATATGGAACATCATTGTCCTGATAATATGTAAATGAGGAAAATGTATTGAATAGAAAAGGAAGCAAAATAAGTAATAAAAACTTTTTCATAATTGTTTGATGTTTAGCTTTAATTATTGATATGTCATAGATAATAGTGGATGCTACTAAAAGTAGCACCCAAGCTATTATTAAATAAATTTTCCTTAAAACCGATTTTCCTTTAGTTGTGTAGTAAGAAAATCAATTTCTTTTTCAAGTTCTTCTGCTTGTTTTTCAGCAAGTTCAAGTTCATAAGCAACTAATTCTTTGGCAACTGCTTTTGCAACTTCAAGATCAGAAAAGAAAGCTTTTTCAATAGGTACTAAAGTACCTCCTTGTTTTGGCATTTCAATGTCACCATTGATTATATAATTATCTGCGTTCTTTTTTCTACCATCAATGAGTTCAACGGTTCTTTCAACAATGCCTACTGTTTTACGAACCGAATTATCATCAAGGTTTTTACCATCTGTTACAGGAGTTAATACTATTCCATAAATAACGTCATCTATACGTAAATCCTTAGGATTTGTTATAGGTTGACGAATAACAGTTGCTTCAAGTATTTTAGCGTTTTCTCTTGCGCCTTTTATGGCACTAATGATGTCATTTGTCTTATTCATTTTGTTTGATGTTAATAATTAGTGAATATTGTGAATTTTGATTTTTTACGGTTAAGAAATTTAATTAGAATATGATCCTTACTATTTCTTAATTCGTCTTTTATTAGGACTATTTTTTTGGATTCATCGTTAAAATAAATATTTTTAAAATCAACAATAGTCCAAAGGTTTGTATATTCATCCTTTTCTTTTCCCCAAAAATTCTTTGGGAGTCTATTTCTTTTTGTATCCCATGCTGATTTTAATGGTCTCCAAAAAGTTATATTTTCTTTTTTGAACATTAATGTTTTTGGAATATACAAAGATAACGAAATATTATTAACTAATAAAGGAATTTTAATTTCATTAGTTAATCTTGTTTTCACTTGATACACTAATCTCAAACCACCTATCTGTTTATTTTCTTCTATTTTTAAAAGAGTAAATTTTATTTCTTTTTTCATTTTAATGATATTTGTGGTTTAGCAATTAATGTGTTGAAGCAATAACGATATTGCTATGAGTACATGGCCAATACAATTGACAGTAAACCTCTAACTAGAATAACGGGAAAAATTCTAAGTATCTTTGTCTCTACTGTTTTTAGACATCACAACTACTTTTTTTCACGAAAATAGATGATATATCTTTACTTATATTCCTATAATTACAATATATCCAATTAAGTTAGTCAAGGGATTACAATATCGCTACACTTCATAGAAATGTAATTCACTACCAGAGTGATTATGTGGAGTTCAATCCACTTGTACTATATATTTACTTATTTACGTTATATTGATAAAACTTAACATATTTCGCAATATGTTTTAGTGATAATCGTTATAAGTAATAATTGAAAGAGCTATTTACTCCTATTTTTCACGATAGGCTTTACTCCACCCAATATTTGATAAATTTGCTAGTTTATATAATATGGTTGGTAGGTTTCGAGACTAATGGAATCTCTAAGACCCATTTTCAATCTTCACTCATGTTTCAATTCTATTTATAACTGTGTTATCATAGCATACTCATAAAGCTTAATGCTACCTAAGCTTGCAATATACCCTATACACTATCATATTTGACCGTTACTGGATTATATAATAGTTATTAAGTAATTGAATATATTACCCCGACTTGTTATTTTATTTATGAGTGACATCACGGTCACTTAGTTAAGAGATTTTAATTTTATTATTATCCAATTCCTATTTATTAATATTCATATTTTATTGCGGTAGGATTCTAACCTACGAAGCCATATGTTTTGTTCACATTATATTATTGTAATTTTGGATAAATATTGATAATATAAATGTGAGAAAACTTTTTAGGCATTCTAATTACGATAGAATTCCTTTGCACTTCAAGAATTATGATGTTGGTGCATAATTCTTTCCTCTTGGATACGACTCAATCATATTTCAATTAATAACCAACAAAAATAATAATAAATACCTACATTAACAGTTTCACTTATTTTGTATTATTATTTAATAATATCTGATACAGAGCAACCGCAAAATAAGCTGTTTCCTGCTTTTACCCCCATACTCTTATAAATGGTTGTAGCTGACATTTATGCTCCCGTATGTCCTACGTTACTGCCTTCTTTTCAACCTCACATTGTCTGTCAATTTTGATGCCTTTCAAAAGAGTGTAGCAGAATGCAACCTTAGGAGTAATTATTTTTTCAGGGAATTCCACCCTGTCCGTTGCAATACATAAAAGATCATTGTCTAGCCCTTCGGTTCAACACGATGTACCCAGTGTGTCTGTAGTAAATACGCTAGCATGCTTTAACTATATTTCTACGTTATGACATCTGACTGCAATTTATGCCCTCCTGACCTCATTGATCCTATTCAACATCTTTCCAACCCACTGTTGGCGATTATTTCATATTCAGCGTGTAGCTTAGACTGAGGAAATATAACTTATGGTGTTTTCTATTTGGAAGTAATTGATTGTACAAATAGTTCATATCACGTCCCTTAATTTAAAAATTAAAGGAGTGCACCATCACAGGTGCACCCTAAGTTATTGATATAATCTTAATCTTCTTGTTAATGGTTGATATGGTAAACCATCGATAGTTTTAGTAAAAGGTCTACCTAAAATTGCCACTTCTATTATAGAATCTGATGTATATTCTGATAATTCTTTCATCAATTCTGTAATTTGAATTTTCAAAAGTGTTTGTAATTTAAATAAACCTATATTTAGACTTGATATAAATTTAACATTTGGTTCTATTACAAATGAAAAAACTTGTCTATAATTAAAAGATTTAGTATTGCGTTCTTCCAAATATATTTGACATTCAGATACATATGGAAAACTTTTAACAAATCTTTCTATTACATCTAATTGTATAGGTATCTTAAATATAGATTTTACTCTATTGATGTTTCTACCATATACAAATAATAAATTATCTGTTATTTTAATAAAATCCTTTGATAGAAACATAGTATCTAAACCATCTCCATTGTGTAATTCTACAAGTCTATCAATATAGTTAATATATATATTTGGTAGAATTTCTCCTGCACACATAAATTGGTTTAATGCTTTATTAGAAAAATCATTGAATGCTATTAATTGCATTGCTTCTTGAGTACCATATGTTGTAATTAATGGAAGAACATCCTTAGCAAGATAGAGAGCTTTCATATGTATTTGTGAATTATATACTATTATTGCTTCTTTCTTTGTTTGTTTGTTGTAGTATCTTTTAAGATTTCTTGATGCTAATTTCTTAAATAACCACTGAAGTTCCTTATGTTTAAAAATATTATGTTTAAATCTTCCTTCCATTATAGAATCAACTTTTTCTTTCCATACGTTTTCAAAAGAAACAGTATCTTCTATTACAACTTCTGCCTTTTTCATATTATCAACAAAAATACAATTTTTCATAAAAGGTATTAATACTGTTAATATGTGACTATATTCATATGGTATTGCTGAAAACACTGTAGTTTGAGCTTCCATGTGATCTTTCCAAAATCTACTTTGCATAATTCTTTTCAAATGATGTGCTAATTCTCTTTCATCGACTATTACAAGTTTTTCTTGAAAATTGTGTGTGCCTTTAGTATAATAACCTAACATTCCTAATTTTTGATTATTACAGAATTTGTCAAACATTTCATCTACCTCTTGTATAGTTAAAGGTGGATTATTCATATCTCTTACAGCATAATATTCTAATAAAGCTTTTGGTTCATCAAAATATATAGGTTTTAAAGTCAAGAGATTAAATATTCCTTTTATTAAATGTCTAGTAAATATTGAAGAATAATTTAGTCTTATGTCATTCAAGCCTAATTTATTTTCCATATATCCATCTGTAAATATATATCTCATATTATTATTGATAATAATATTTTTCAGTTTTATTTTATCAATGTTGCTAGGAATGATTATTAACTTATTTCCTGTAAGCAATGAAGCAAAATATAATAATATCCAATTCATATTTATTACAGAATCTGAAAATTTAGTTATTACACCAAGAGAATAATATTCTTTATTATCAAATATTAAGGTATTCTCAACTGATGTTCTGAATAATATAGTTAATAATCTCATATAATATACTAATACACTGAAAAAGTCTGACATTTTGTGATTTGAAGTCACATTTGTGTAGAAATGCTTTTTTATATGATCAAAGATCATATTTTTTAAAGGACTTATTCGTTTATCTAATATATTTTTCATAATTTTCCTTTAGATATTTAGCATTATTTAATGCTTGATATATATTAATAGTATCCCAAGCTTTATTTATAATAATTACAAATTCTCTTGGTTTATGATCTTTTAATTCAAAAGCATAATTCTTAAGAATTAACTTATAATCAGGAATTACACTTGCTGGATGTAAATTGTCATCTGATTCAATATGAGGAATAACGATAGTAAAATTGGAATATCTTTCGTTTTCTATTATCCTTGTTAGGTTCAATGCCATGTTTTTTAGTAATTGTTGTTTAGAAAACATGCCCGTTTCTTCTTCAATATCTAATATTTTATCATAAAAGATACTGTTTAAAATTCTTTTACTACTCCTACTTAATTTAGGAGAATCGATTTCTAATATTGTCATAACTATTTATTTTGATTTGGTAATTCAATTTCATCTAAAAATACTATTACACATCGTTGATTATTATATGTCATAGCATAATTAATAGTATTTTTTTCTTCATCTTCAGTAAGACTACATAATACTATTCTCTCATAATATTTATTTGTCTTTTTACCACCTAGTTTAACTAAATAATCTGGTAGTTCTCCTGAAAATGGTTTTGATAATATTTTTCTTTTTACATTAAATGAAGAAGTATCAAGTATTATCATTCCTTTTCTTAATTTGCCTTTTATATTTGTCATATTTTCTTAATTTTGATATTGCATATTTTAATTTATCACTATCATACCCTGATATAGGTTTTATACTAGATAAAGCAATTGATATATTATTATCTATAGTATGTATTTCTCCCATTTCTATTTTAAATGGTCCATCGTATCCTGTACCTAAAAATAATATTTTATCACCTAGTAGTAAATATCCTTTTTGCATTTCATCATTGGTAAACCAAAATCCTTCTTCTTCTTTTATGTTTATACCATGATGTTGCAAAATAGGTTTTAATGATCTAGCTATTGATAATTTATGATCTTCGATTAAGACATCAATGCTTTGTAACAAATCTTTTAGTGAATCTGAATCTGGAAACACTTTGTTTACTCCATTTAACAAGAGTTGAGCCTCTCTAAGTGAAAGCTTTGCTGCTTTCAAATAAATTATTTCTCTAGATCTTTTTACGCAATTTTCTACGAGGGAGGACTCTAGGATTTGCTTTTTTATGTTTGACATGTTGTTCTGTTTTTGATTTTCGTTTGGTGTTTTTCATTGGTGTTTTTAATGGCCAATCTTTTTCTATTTGTTTACTTGTTATTTTAGGCATGATATTTAAATAAAAATGCCTTGATGCCTACCTGTTAAGATATTAATACAGATTTATTATTATATATTCCAAGGATAAAGAATATAAAAACAAATTTGTAATACATAAACATCAAGGCTTAAAATGTTATTTATTAATGTTATTTATTACCGTCTATAAACTTAGCTTGTTTATCTACTGCTTTATAAAGATCGTAAACATTATTTTTTGAAATTTGTCTTGCATATTTGCCGACAGCATGTTTTCTTATAGCATCAACAATAGCGGTTCTTACACTTTTGTTTGTGCCATATTTTTTCAAAATTTCAAGAACTGCATCTTTATATTGTGTTTTATTAACAGCATTAATAGCTTTAGTTACATCATAATCTAATGGGACATTCTTTGATTTGTCTTCTTTCTTCCCAGATTCTAAAGGAACAGTCTTCACAGTCTCTTGATCTTCTCCCGTTTTTGTATCTGAAACTGTATTGACGTCCTCTGGGACAAATTCTTCCCCCGATTCATTCTTCGATGAAAAGGTTTTATTAAACCAATGTGTTACTTGATCAACATTCCAACCTTCAGCATCTTCGATTTGCTTGTTTTCTACTATTAATTTTATACACATTTCTATAGCAGTTTTAATGTCTAAAGCTTCTTCTCTTTCTATTGTGAAATTATATACTTGGTCAAGTTTATTAAACTTTTTTACTTTTTCCCAAATATCAGGATATTCTTTTTCAAATTCTGTTAAATTTGAATAAATTATTTCTTGATCATCTTCCACAATTTCTGCTTCTGGTATATCATCAATTGGTTCATCAACTGATTCAATTTCATTAACTGTTTCTTTAATAGCTTTTTCATTTTCTTCTATAGCACGTGGTCTAACTTTGTTTATAATTTCTCCAAAATTATCTCTAATTTCACTTAAATTCATAGTTATACCATTTTTTGAAAGATATTCTCTAACGTTTTTTATGATAGATACAAATCCACTGCCTGTTTTAGCAATTTCTTTTATCTTATCTTTATCAATTGGTTTAACATTAGGAATAATTGTTTCAGAAGCTATTTCTTCGCTAAAGAACCTACCATAAATTTGATTGATAAATAATTTGATTTTTTCTTCATTTTTGAATAAACTTTTATCAGATTTTTCTTTATCAAACTTTTCATTTTCAAGTATTTGTTCTTTAGCCCAGTCGACTAACATTTCCTCACTATAACCATAGTTATCAACTAAGTTTTTAGCTTTAGGAAATATTTCTGAAGCACGAGTGAGAGTCAAATCATCCTTAGATGGTTTTTTATTTAGATCATCTAAAATAGATTGAACATGTTTACTTAAATTTTTAAGATGTTTAAATTGAGCTATTTTGTAAGTAAGTTTTATATTATCGGTATTAGATCTTATTAATCCATTGTTGTCAAATATTCTTTCAACAATTTCTGAATCAATTATATCTTCAACTGATTTTGATTTATTTTCTAAAATAAAGTCATAAAACTCTTTTTTAGTTACAGCTTTTTCAATACCATCTGGTCTCATATTTTTAATGATTTCATCATATACTTCAGTAGTATATTCCTTTAGTTTATTGAGATCTCTAAAGTCTATGACTTTACCATCTTTTTGTTTATAAAGACCATCTTGTACAAGTTTCATAAATGTAGAATCAAGAATGAGATTTAAAGGAATGTGGTTTCTTATTGATTCAAGAATAGAATCTCGAAATTCACTTTCTTCTGTTATTTTAAATTCATTCATTAACTGATTCATAGTTCTGCGTATAAAATCTATAACATGTATAGGAGTATACATATTATATCTTATATTTTCAGCATTTAAAATATAGGTATTGGACAATTTAGGTTCATATTCATCTATTGTTTGTTTAATAGATGTTTCAGGATCTCCATTATTATTTTTAAGACCCTGTACTAGTTCGTGACCAAGTTTGGCACGTAGATTTTCAAAAGAATCTTCATATTGTACTAATTCTTTACGACCGCCTGATATTATAGATGGGATACCAAGTGTTTCAAAATGATCAAGATCTGAAATTTCTTTTTCGACAATTGTTTGCTTCCATTTGTCTATTTGATTTGTACTATATCCTCTAAATCTGAAGAAAATCTCTATTAAATCATCAGCTTTTTGTTTAAGTTCTTCTTCTTCTTTAGATTTTTCATATAATTCAATATATGTACCAGATATTCGATCAAAAGCTTCTAATTCTTCTCTTAATCTTAATTTTGGTGTACCAAATTCAATTATAGCATCAAGTTTGTTTAAATCACTAGTACTATGACGTATAACATTATTAGTATCGATGTTTAACAATAAATCAAATGCTTTTTTATCATCTTCTGTAAAAATAACTTTACTTGAATCTCTAAAATCATAAATGCGTAAAGTTTCTCTAATTTTTAAATGATTCTTGTATGATTGTAAATCTACTATTTTTTCTGCTTTATAAGCATTAGCAATTTGATCAATTTTGTTTACACCAATATTAGCATCATCGAGTATATCAAGAGCTTTTCTCTTGAGTACTTCATTGTGCTGTTTGGTTTTTTGTTCTTTTTGAGAAACTTCAGTAGGTTTGACTTCTTCAGATATTTTCTCATAAAGATCTTTTAACCAGCTTTGAATTTCCTTATCAGTCCACTTATGTGGTTTTTTTGTTTTGTCTTTAGGAATATATTTAGCTTCAGCTAAATGTTTAGTTGCTAAATCAATAGCAACTTCTTTCCTATTCTTTTTGATTAAATTAATGCAAGCCCGTGTTAAATCTTTGAACTCAGGAATTTCAATTATTTTTTCACCATTAAGTAAACTAACAGTTTTTGAGTCTTTAGTTTTTTCAAATGGCATTGATTGATCTGTTCCTATTGCATCGATTCTAGATGCCATAGCTTCTGAATTAATACTCATAACATCAGCGTTAACATCAGTTAGGCGTAATAATATAGCTTCAAGTCGTGATATTTCTATATCACAAACTGCTTTAGCATCATCACATACATGCATTTTCCTTTTTTGCCAATATTCAATAACTTCGATTACTTCGTTTGGCTTAAATAACAATTCATTAATTGTAGAGACATTAAAGTTTTCTTTAATGCCATCGAACAACCAACGATTGTCAAGTTCATAGAGATTATGAGCTGTATTTTTATTGTTCATATTGATTTTTGTTTAATGAATATATACAGCTAACAACATTTCACAATCGATTTAATATTAAAATAATTCAATCTTTTTCTTCGAAAAATGATTCAATTAGTTCGATTTCTTCAACAGTAGCTTCAAATAATTTATCTTGATTATGTTCAATATAAACATTTGCAACTCCTGTTAGCATTTTTTTTCTTGCTTCTAAAACTTTGGCTAACGCTAAAATGCTTCCTGTATCCTCATATTGGTTACAGAATTTTTTTAGATTTTCAACAGCTTGCTGATTAGCAATATCTGCTTTTTTAATGTAAATATTTGATTTCAAATCTTCTAAGGATTTGATATCTCCTCGGAGAACGATGGTTTTTTGTGACATTTTTTTTGATTTTATATCCTCTTTTTTCTAAGGAATCAAGTACAGATCTACCATACCTGATTTTGGTTAATATTTTAACAAATTCATATTTTTCCATAGAATAATCAGTTAACATGGCTTTACCACGCGTTGTTATTCTATATTCAATTGGTTGTTTATCTCTGTAAATATATGGATAAGAATGAGCAGATATTTCTATTGTTTGATTAAAAAATGGATTATAAACTACGAATTGTTTTAATTCTCTTATATCAAACAATTTAGTATATCTCCTATATTTTGTTTCTAAATATATTTCAGCTTTATTATCACCCCATGTTTCTTTGACAAAACCAGCTCCTTGTGGAGTTATTACTTTGGAACCTTTACGTAAATTGATTGGTGTTATTGTTCTTACTCTTCCAAAATAATACTTATCATTTCTTTTTTTGTAGTTTTTGATTTTTCTTTTTATTAATTGTATTAATTTTTCCATTTTTTCTTTTTTTTATATGGGTATGTGAAAAATGTTAACAATGCTGGACCCAATTTAGTAACCAAAATTAATACTATTATGGATGCTATTATTATTTCCATTATATTCTTTTGAATGTATGATGTTCTAATTCAGTTACTGTTCCACAACAACTACATGCTGCTAAACGAGTATCTGGATTATTTTTATTTGGCATTAGTTCTGATTGTACTGTTGCGTTTTTATTAGAACAATGAGTACAAGCCCATCTGTAAACTATTGCATTTACAGTGTAAGCTTTAGCTTTATGAGTATTCATTTTAGTTGATTTTTATGTTTAATCTTACGAGTATAAATCTTTTTACTAGTATGAATTTTAGTTATCCTTGTAAATCCATTATCTAAGGTAGCTTCACGACTACCTCGTCTATTTGCTTTAATGTAATCGTTTAACATTTCCGTTTTCGATATTTTGCTAATATTTTTGCGGTTTCTTTTACTGCACACGGGTCTATTGATTTAAGTTTTCTTAAATTATAAAGCCAATATAAATATTTTATTATTTTAAACATCTTTGTAATTTTATTATAATGGGGAAAAGTTGTTTTAGATGTTTCCTCCCCCAGCTCACCCTGACTCATCTTTCGTTTCGCAACTATTTGATGGACTTTCCTTTTTTTTAAAAAATTTGTTTTTCATTTGCTTTATCATGTTCTCTTAAATCATATACTATACCATTTTCTTTACATAACTTTTTACAATCAACATTAAATGCTACTGATAAAAGAATAATATGTCTTTCATTTAATAAGTTAAAAGCATGAAGATTATCCATATAGTCAATTAACTTTTTGTCTATTTCATTCATTATTTATTGGTTAGGTTTATAAAATTCCACTTCTGTGTATGCTGCAATATATATTCTATCTCCATCCGCATTATATCCATTGCAATATATCCCGTCAAGTCTACATATAGTAATAATATCACCCTTATTAACAGGTATTGCACCAGGTGGTATCTTTGCATCTTCAAGCAGCTTTACTTTTATGCCGTATTCTATATCGTATGCTTTCATCTCTATTGTTTATAGATTAATCAAATAGTCCAAAAACCTTTTTGCTCCTTTGTTACAAAGTTCATGTAATTGCGGATGAGAAATACCAGCTTCTTTAAATTCGTCATACATTGCCATAGCTATATTAGCAAGCCATCCATGATAATAGTCAGAGTCCTCAGCTAAACTGTCTGTCAAAACATTAATGGCATTTTCTAAGTCTGTTTTCATGATATTATTGTTTATTGGTTTGTTTAAAACTATTTTACCTCCACAAAAAGGGCAGTAATTATGTTTGTTTTCATCCAAATCACCTACTTCTAACTGATAAGCCTCATCACATTCTGTATCGTAAAAACAAAATTCTTCATCATATTTCCACTCGCAGGTCTTCTCCTCACAGTATTGCTCTGTAAACTTTATTGCATCAATAGCCCTTATTTTCATAAAGACCAAGTTTAAAATATTCTTTAAAAAATTCTTTTTATCAGTATATTCTTCTTTGTCATATACTGTTTTCATCTCTATTGTTTATTGGTTAAAAATTCTTTTATTTTCAGACCTAATACATAACAAGCATCATTCCACCCTTCGTTGTATCTATTATTAGTTTTACTATAATCATCTTGTTTATATGTTTGTTCAATAATTTTATTAATGTCGTCTGTTGATATTTGATCTTTACTGGACATTAATATTTCAATTATTTTAGTTGGTAACTGAAATTTTTTCCCTTTACCATGTTGTAAAGGATAATCATTTGAATAACCAAATGTCCAATCTCCCTTTTTTGTTTGTAATACGAAATAATTATCTCCTTGAGAATAATATTCTCTTATTAACTTATTTAAAAAATTTCTGATTTTTTCCTTCATTGATTCTTTATATTTTTGTAGCTAGTTTTATAACCGAATATAGTAAAAAAAAGAGCTACACTTTTCATGTAGCCCTTTTCATCAATAAATTAGTGGAAATATAAGCTAGGAAATCACGAAGCTTTTGATTTATTCTTCATTATCACTTTCAACAGTGTCAACATTAGTTTCATCTTCAACATCATTGTCTACTGCTGGTGCTTCATCCAGTTTTGGTGAAATGATTTCTTTTTCTTCTTTGTGAGTTGTCTTTTTAGTCACTACAGTTTCGGCGACTTCAAAGTCTTTTACATTATTTTCATAATGTCTTGTGCATGTTTCAGCAAGTTCTTCGATATCGTCTTCATCTGCCCAAAATCTGTATATCGATAAGTGTACTGGTTGGTCTTTATGGTAATTACCTTTGCTGTCACGCCTGGTTGATGTTAGAGGTACAATTTCACCTTTTGCGTTTATTCTATGTACTGCATATTTGGGCACGTTCATGGCAATCAGTAGACCAAGGATTGCTAATCCATTAATTTTGTACTTTTTTTGCTTATTTTCTCCTGTTTCAAAATCACCACGGGTTGTACCTTGAGCTATGAAAAGACCGTTATTTTTCAGGAAATTTGCTCTTTCAGAAATTGGGGTGTCTTCTTCATATTCTCTGAGTACTTTTTCGATTTCATCGTACAATAAGGTTTGTGTATTTTTAAAAATGTTATGTGGTGGTGCTTTTTTCTTTGACCTTATTGTGACGGTTGTTTCGTTTGTTGTTTCGTTGGTAACGACTTTTGTTAATCCTGCAGGTACCATGAAGGCTCTGAAGTAATTGTCTTTTTTTATGCCTGCATCTATAGCTTCTTGGCTTGGATTAGTAGTATGTTTAAAGGTTTCAAAAGTGAGTTTATTACCTTTTTCATCTACTTTTGTTATTTTTCGTGATACAAGTATTACTTCATAAGGGATAACTCCTGGTAATTCTCCTGATTTTGGGAATAAATTAGGATTTAAGTCTTTAATTGTTTTTTTTGAACTCATTTTGTTTTATTTTTGTTATGTGTTAAAATGTTAATTTGCTGATGATTATTTTATTAGTTTTAAGGCATCTCTTTCAGTTAGATTGTTTAGTTGGTTGGAAGATATGTGAATGTTCTTTTCTTTTAATATGTTTTGAACATTTATTCTTTGGTCTTTATTTAGTTTGCTACTTTTATTAAACCAAGAGGGATTTACAGTTGGTTTGAATAGTAGCCTACCAGATCTGCATATGTTTCTTTTTATTTCTCTTCTTGTGAGAAAAGAATGTTTCATTGGTATATTCATGGTATATTTAATAATATTAAGATTATTATAAAGAATATTCCAGTTATTGTTATGAATATATTTCCTATTCTATCTAATTTCTTGGCTTTGAGCCAATTTCCTTTTGACCTTACTATTTCTGCTTTTAATCCTGTTGCAATGAATAGTATTGCAGTTATTGCTGCTATTAAACCAAAGGTTTCTGTTAGTGTTTGTAGTATTGTTTTTTCCATTTGATGTTTTTTAAAAATATACAAAATACATGTGAAGTCAGCATCACATGTATTTGCCACTATTGCCTTTTTTCCTGGTTATTGTTTTATTTATATTTCTTACCATTGTAGCTGACTAATTATTGTTTCTAATTGATTTTAAATTAAAAAGAAATAACTTACAATGCTTACATGATTATAATCTTTATAATTCTCTACTAAATTATAAACACTATTTATAAACACCATATTCAATATGGTAACTTTGACTGGTAGATTAATATAGTGTTTTTCGGCTTTTATGATAGACAACATGTAAGGATCGCTACTTAGCTTATCTATCATCACAGTGTAAATCTCTTTGGTGCTATCAATACACCCAGTTTAACTTTCTTATCACGTTAATTAGG